TCATAAACGCCGGCGATACAATTGTCTTTCCGTCCTCTGTTTGCTGAAAGAGCTTCGTCCCTCCGACTTTCCCCTTGGTCTCAACATCGGTGAGGGGAGCCCCAATTGAGAATTTGGCCACGGCTAAAGCGGCCTGCTGGATGCCCATTTCACCCTTGCTCATGGGCTCGGCCGGGAGTTGGCCAATCTCCTGCTGGAGATTGAAGCGGAGGCCTGCATCAGCCTGCATGGCTTGAATCAGGTTGTATCGTTGCAAGAGAAGGTCGTTGCGCTTTAGTCGAAGAATCTTGCCCTGCGTCGGGTCTGTTTCCTGACCAATAGATGAGTTCAGTCTGGATAGGTCTGCGTCAATCTTTTGACCAACCATAATTGCCCATTGAACCCCGGTTCCGCGAAGCTCGTTTTGAATTGAGAACGGCTCTTTGGCTGCCAAGCTAAATTGCTCGTTTTCGGCGGCTTGAGGTGGGCCGACAATGTCGGCGTATTGCCGCCACCCTCCGGGGATTACATCTGCAGAAAGGTTCTGGTATTGGGAGGCCATCCTGTCGAGACCTTCGTTGTCTGAAAGCATTGAAGGAATGACAACGGTCTTTTTGTAAACCGAACCGCCGACACCTCCGATCACCGGCAGGGCAAATCCAACCAGAAAGCCCATCATGGCTTCATTGAATGCGCCCTCATTCCAAGGCCTGTTTGGATCCCAATTTTCCAGCTTTTGGGCTAAGGCATTGAGAATCAACCTTTGCGATCCTTCCGCCCCAAACTCGGTTGCGCCGGCGAGGGGAGGGGCCATCCAGATGGGAACTTTCTTTTCCCCTATCTGCATTGCGGTTCTCTTGAAGAATCCGCCAAGCTCCTTGGGTCCGACCAGCTTGGCCGCTCCCTTCAAAACGCCGGCGGCCAGCTTCATTCCTATTGCATCGGAAACCGTATCGATGAATCCGCCAAGTCCGGCATACCTTAGGGCGGCAATATGGGCATCGTGCTCGTCCAGCCGCTGGGGCTCTTCCTTTAGCTTTCCGGCATTGAATTCCGCCAGCTTTGCCTGATATGTCTGCTCCTGATCCTCTCGGGCCTCCGTGTAGAGCCGACCGGCATTTGTGGCCATCCCAACCCCAATACCACCGCTCTTGAGGGCTATGTAGGGCAAGGCCGTCCAAGCATAATCTCCAACACCCTTCAAAAATCCACCCCAAGTCCCTGACTCAAACTGAGGGTCGACAGGCATTGTGGATTTGATCGAGCCTATGTTGCTTTTGGCCGCTTGGGCGGACTCGTCCATCCAGTCGGCAATGTACTCAACAAATGGCTTAGCCGCTTTGGTTTGGTAGATTTTGTCTAAAATCTTTTGTCCCGCCGCATCAATGGCGATTCTGGCTGTGCTTACGCCAAGATTCCCGTCCATGTTTGGAAGGACCCTCGAGATCCAGCCTGCGGGCCCCATCGCTTGAGATACATCATCCCCGCCAGAAGCCCTTGCCCTAAGGCCGTTGGCTGACATTTGGAAAATTCCCGCCGCAGACTCCTGACTTGCCACAAGGGGAGCTCTCATAAATGAGGCAAGGGAATTCAGGAACCAGCCCTGTTTTTTATTGTCTTTCTTGTAGGAGTTATAGGCCTTTAGGATCTGGTCGGCGTCCCGCTGGTCTCCACCATTGGCAACATACTCCTGCGCAAGCTTGACCATTCCAGCATCGTCTCCGGTTGATGCAATTTGTCCGGCCTTGGCAGACAGGGATTGGAAGTTGGATTGTTTCTTTAGATACTCATCACGGATAGAGGACGCGGCCCGCTCGGACTCAGCCTTGGCAAAGTTGTTTGCCTCTTGGGTTATTTCAAAACTTTTTTTTTGTAAATTATCGTTGAGGGCTTTTTCGCCCTCCTGAACGCTTTTGAATGTCTGGTCGATTGACTCTGATGCCTTTAAGGCGGCCGGCTCAAGAGTTTTGTATTCCTCTCCAAGCCTTTCAATCGCCTTCCGCCTCCCTTCAAACCTTGAGTTAAATTCCGTTTTTTCCTGCGGGGTCATTTCCGACCATCTGGCCGTTGCATCCTCAAGCTCCTTGTTTGAAATCTCTACAAGCTGACGGATGGTTTGCTTCCTTGCCGCCGCCGGCAAGATCGTCTTTCTCGCGTCATCATAAGCCTGCTGGGCTTTGACCGACATCTTGGAGAGCTCTGCCGTTGCGCTTGCCTTTTCCTGATCAATCCTTTGCGAGGCCCTTAGGTCTGCCCCGGCAGTCCTGAAGTAGGCGGCGGTCTGCTGTTGCGGGACATTTGGCGTTGCCCCTTCAACCATCATGGTTCCGCCACCGGTTGAAATGTCTTTTGCGGCACTTGCCATAAAGGCATCTTCTGGCGTCTCCCTGCCGAGGGTCTTATAGGTTTCAGTCAGGCTCCTAACGATGGGGTCGTCCGCCGGTCTGCGTCCTTCTGAAAGAGCCCTTTCCTTTGCCTGCCGGAGAAGATCGATGGCAACGCTTTGCTTGTGAATTTGCTGAAGGGCAATCTGTTGCCGCCTGATATCGTTTCTTTGCTGTCCAAGCTCCAGCCTTCGCTGGGCTGACTCTTCGGGTGTTAGTTGTTTGCCGTCAAAAATGACTGGCTCTCCGGTGGTCTTTGAGGATGTCTCAAGGTCTCGAAGGTCATCCTCTTTTAGCTGAAGCTCTTGGGCCTGAGCCGCCAGCTCCGAGTTAAGCAAATCAAACGGCTTTTTGTTTTGCTCGGCCAGACCCTTTCTGGCGACATCACGAATACCCTGATCTTGGGCATTGGAAAACTGTTCATACCCGCCGAGATATTTGTATCCCTTGCTGTCGGCTTGTCTTGGGTCTTCGTACTCCTCGTAAATTCCGTCTTTTGAGAATCTTGGATCTAGGGAATCGGACTGTTTCGCCACGATTCTGGACATTGGCTTTGAGGTTCTTCCAGTAAGGTTCCCGTACTTGTCAGTGGATACTTTCTCGTCAACAAGCTCTCCAGTCGGCAATCGACGCTGGGCAGTAAACTCTCCCGGTGTTCTTTCAATTCTCTGTGCTCCCTGCTCATCAAGTGTAATCTTGGGCTGGATTCCCTCGGTTGGGTCTGTGTATGTGGTTACGCCGGCGGCTTCAAAAACTTCTTTTTTCCCGCCCTCAAAAGCCTTTTGTGTCTGTTTTTCTTCCGAAACAAGATCCCTTTCATCTTTTTTTTGCTGACCGAGAAAAGACCTTAGCCCGGATGGAGATCCTCCGGCAACTGGGGTAGGGCCCTCAAAGGCTTCGCCCTTATTGCGTGGGCTTCCGCCCGTAATTGAATCAAGGCCCATGTTAGATAGGGAGAGTCTTGCTGTTGGATCTGGCTATTTCCTTTTGCTTCTTCTTCATCTCATCGCCCTGCGGACCCATAAAAATCGGCTGGCCTTGACCCGAAGGAAGCAAATCATTCATGGTAAAATTTGTTTGCCCTGACTGAGTTGTTTGCATTCCTCTGGATTGATCTCCTGAATAGTTTGAGCCTGCAGAAAACTTGCCTGTGTCTGCATCAAGTTGTTGGCGGTTGCGCCCAGTCATTCCGTCCTTGTTTTCGGAAACCAAGGTTCCTCCCGGACCTGATCCACCTCCAAACGCATAATTCGCCCGCATATCCTCTGCGCTTGCCTTGTAGTTTTGCGGTGATGCCGAGAAGTTGTTGTACTGATTAAAGTTGGAGCCGACATTCCTGTTGAATGCATCGGCTTTGTTTTGATCTGCTGACGGAAGTCCGGCAAAGTACGTGCTGCCGTCCGGACGCTGCATTTGATTTCCAATCATTTCCTTGCCGCCCTTGGATGTGTAGGCCTGCCGGCTAACTACCCTGTCCCCTCCATAACGCGATCTGTCCTGAACCTCTCCAGTCCTTTGCGCGATTTCCGTGTCTCTTGCTTCTGTTTTGTACCCATCAAACCTTTTCGGCAATGTCTGGACTGCAATTCTTGGTCCTTTGGTTGATTCTACTGTTGGCGGTTTCCCATTCCCGGGTGAGGTTGGGGCCGCCGGTGATGTTGGGTCATTTATGGGCTTGGGGAGGGATTCGGATGGATTCGCGGCCGGAACCTCCTGAGTTCCAATGTTTTTCCCTTCCGTTTTTTGCTCCGAGCCCGACCCGTATGCCGACTCAGCTACTGTTTTTGCCTCTCCCGAGGCTCTCATGCCGGCTCCAGCATCGCGATAGCGCGTGCTTCGTTGGCCACCACCAATAAGCTCTTCTGATTGGCCATCAGCCAAAGAAGCTGTTTTTGATGTTCCTCTCATTCCGTCTCCCGGGAGCTGAATGCCGGCAGCTCTTGCGGAAGCGTAAGCTGGATCAAGCTTCATTCTTGCCACTGCGTTTGGCCCTCTTCCGTATGCCTCGTAAATACCCTTAAGCCTAGCCTCGGCCATTTTTCCAATAAGAGTGTCACCCTCGGGAGTTGGATAAATTCCCGGACCGGAGTATCCAAAAGGCGACTGGCTTTCGCCGGATTCCATAACATCCATTTTTGACGGACCCTTAAACTCGGGATTTTCTAATTTGAGCAGCTTTTTCTCGGCCATAAGAAACAAGTTTCCATCTGCGCCCGCATCCGCAATTAATTGTCGCCCAACGCGACGCACAGGTTAGCTAAAACTGCTGACGGCCGTCCTTCTTGATAAAAATATCTCTTTAAGATCCCTTGGCATTTCGCGGATTGCTTTTGGGGTTATGTATCTTGTTGCCCCCATAAGAGTTGCATTGCCAATTGCCAAGGCCAGCACGTCATCGTCGTGTTTGCCCGAGGATGCCTCAGGTCTTCCGCTTTCCGAAACAACAAAACTCCTTAGTTGGTCTAAAATGTTTTTGCACATTACAAAAATACCGCTGTCTTTTTCGTTATGATCTCTTATCTGTGAGGCGAGTTCCTCTATAATCATGCGCCTTGTTTTGTCGGTAGTTTGCCAGCCTAGGGCTTTTGATCTTTTTGATTCTCGAAGGTTAAATATTTCCCGCTGGTAAATGTTGGCTCCGTCTTCTTTTAGCAATTCAATTAAGGCGAGCCCGGGTCCGTTGACTTCAGGAACAATAAGGCATCCGCCGTAAAACATGGAGAGCCGCCCGACAAAGTCGGCTAGTACATCAATATCGACGCGGCACGGCGGCCTTACCCGGGCGACAACCCTTGGCTTTTGGTATGCCCCGGAGGCATCGTGGAAGCCGGCTTTCATAACAAGAACAGAATGAGCATCCGGATCCCTTCCTGATGTTTGCGAACTTCCTGTCATGCAGTCAACGGACACGAGATAGCACCCGTTCTCTTGGGGCATTTCCCAAAGCCAAACCCAAGATTCTTGCGGATCGGTTACCCTGAATATTGGGCGAGTCATCTGGCTTGGCACATCGATTACACCATAAGCAGGTTCCTTGAGGGCTTTCTCCTGAAAGGCAAGCCCATCAGAGTCAAACCTAGGCCTGCCGGATGTAAGGAAACAGGAGACTGGGTCTGATGGATACTCTTGGTCAAACTGCTTGCTGTCTCCTCCGCACTTTAGTTTTACAACAGACCTTCGCCAAGCAATCTGCTCGTCGTTCAATTCAAATTTTTCCTTTAAATCCTGTTCGCGGAAAGTAGGCGTAATATTGTCGGCGGGAGCTTTGTTCTCCTCAAAATCATGCCACGCGGCAAAAACGCGTATGTATCCGTTTCCGTAAATACCTTTTTTAAAGTCCTCAAAATCAACGGCAGACTGCCAAGTGTTATAGAAAGCGCCGCCAGCCCCATTTGGGGTAGACTCTTCAATGACAATCGTGTTTGGAGAGGAGGGGACGCAATTGCGGATAGCCAAAAGAACTTTCTCGCCCGATCTTTCTCCTGATCTTCGGTAGTGGGCAACCTCTGAGCAAAGGAGGGCCTGCAGGGTCATAGACCGGCCTGCGCCGGGGTCATTGGCTGTTTCCTTCACAAGCCGGCTTCCGTGGCTAAATTCTCCTCTACTTGATGCGTATGTATGACCCCAGTCCATGGCGTCATTTTCAATGTAACGGTTAACCATATTTAATAGGTTTTGCGACGTGTCTAGCTCGTCGCCAAGCAGGCAGGCGGTTGTATTTGGGTTAACGCGAAGGAAATGCGTAATAATGGCAGAGGTGATTGTGGATGAGCCCATCTGCCTAGGCTTCAGAACAACCAATCGAACCGGGTGCATATTCTTTTGCAGCCACTTTACAATTTCGGAAACTCTTTTCTGAAGGTAATTTGCCCTTGGCGGAATGAGCTTTGCATCCTTATTAAGGATTTTGGTGCAGGTCTCCCACCAAGCCAAAAAATCGCGCTTGGCAACAGCCTGAATTGCCTCGAGCGTCAGCTCTTTTTGCGCCATTTTTTAGGGTCCACAGGCATTCCATAGGGGGCGGTTTTCCAAATTCCAAATTTGGACAGCCTGCGTTTTTCTGAAAGGCTTTTAGGTTTATTTTTTCTCATGCTTCCACCAGTCGGCGGAGTCAATCTTCCGCCGAAACCTTATCCTAATTGCGTCATGCACATCAGATAGCTCGGTTGTAAGAGCAAGCTTTGCCTCGCCGTTCTCCTCCCACAACCGCAAAAAACCCTCGTCCCACAAATACTGGAGGGCTTTTATGCAACAATCCTCTCGGTGGCTCATGTCGGCACATTAACCAATCAACAATTGAAGCCTATCCCCGGCAGTTCCAAAGACATTGATTTGCCCAGACGGGGCAAAATTTTCATTAAAAACAAGTCTTTCGTTTGCCTGCAGCCGATAGCCTGATGAAGTTGCGGTTGTTTGAAAATTTACATACATAACATTTGAAGATGCGTTTTTTAATTCAACATAATATTTTCTTCCCGTTATTGTAAAGGCGAGTTCGTTTGTATTTGTGGAGCCAATTGTGTAGGCAGAAAGAACTGGAACACCCTGAAATGGGTTTCTTTGGTCTAGTTTAATAACAAATAAATTTGCTAAATACTTCAACAAAGATATAACTGAAAAATTTCCAGCAAAACCTCCTGCATTCGCATCGCTTGTCGAGCCAAGCGTAGCATTGGAAACAGGTTGAGTAACGGAAGAGCCGTCAACTTTTATTGGGATTGAGTTTGCCCCGGTATTCGCAAGCGAGACTGGCTGGGTAACGCCGCTACCATCCACAAGTAGGCGACTGGATGTTACGGTAAGATTGGCTGGAACAAGCGAAGTAATCCTAGAAAGAAGACGCTTGAATAAAGCTATTAAACTCCCAGAAGAATCCGTGCTTGCGGTTCCTTCATTTAAGTCTCCCACGGATCTTGCTATGTGCATGTCGGATGGCAGCATGTTGGCGTTCAAGTTAATAGCAGTTATGAATGACCCTGACGTTGGGGTGACAGACACCGAGCCGCTGACTGGCTGAGTTACCCCAGAGCCATCAACTGGCACCCTATTCCCGGCCGTAAGCGATGGGATTTTCCCAAGAAGTCTTTTAAACAAGGATATCAGCGAAAATGTCCCAGTATCGGTTGTGGCGGAGGCATCAGCCTGTGCGCCCAAGTCCGTGTCAATATTGGCTAGGCTGGTATTGGCGGTTGTCTGATTGGCAGAGGTGGCCGCACCAGATGGAAGCGGTAGGGATGATGCGCTTATCGGCTGAGTAACTCCCGACCCATCCACCAGCAGGCGACTGGATGTTACGGTAAGATTGGCTGGAACAAGCGAAGTAACCCGTGAGAGAAGCCGCTTGAACAATGAAATCAGCGAGAATGTTCCAGTATCAGATGATGCAGCCGATTCCGCCTTATTGCCCACCGCATTTTTTGTTTCAATAGCTATATTTACAGAATAAGGGGGATTGTCATAATCCACCTCAGGTGCCCTGTAAACCTTGAAAGCTATGTCTTGGGTCGACAAAATTCCTTCTGCACTTACATTTCCTTGTTCATTTACCTTTTCAATAATAATTCGTGTCGTTCTCGGCGGTAAAAACAAGGGCGCGAATTGTTCTTTCAACAAAAATGCGGGTGTGGTTCCATCTGCCAGTTTTGCAGAAATCGTACTAAGGACACTCCAGCCTCCGCTAATCTTTAAGCGCACCAACCCAGATAATGACCCAAATGGAATGTATGGGATAACGACAATAGCCCCGACTAGGTTTTCAGGGTCATCTGCAAGATTAAAGTGCGCTAATGTAGTAATTTGCGAATTGCCTAAGTCATTTGCTGTGGCTATTACTTCAGTTAAATATTTTAAACTCCCTGTCTGGGCGGAAAGCTGGTCATCGTAATAAATGGTTAACTTGTCGGAATCGGAATGCCCCGCGGTGCTGACATCGGTAAGAATAATCGTGGTGTTATTTACATTTTGGCTCTCTGTGACTACCGCACGATTGGTGGGTGAGGCAAAATTGTAGTAAATCACTCCACGGGTTGCGTTGGTTATAAGGAGCAGCTGGTTTTGGGCTATTCTTAGCCCAAACAGCGTTATCGTCTTGGTGGATGCTTGGAATGTGTAGTTTGCGTGTATTTGTTTCATGATTTTATCCTAGTGCGATTGCAAATGCGATGGCCTCCGATTCCAGAGCGTTGGCGTCGGGAAGTTGGCTCAAGGCAATTTTCCCGTCCGCGCCTAGCCCAGCGTAGCCGTTGGCGGCGTTTTTGCTTGATGTTAGCTCGTAGCTCCCGGCCGGCTGTGCGCCGATGTCAGAGGGGGCCAAGGCATCCGCCCCTCCGGTTGCATGAGAAGATTTGTGTGCAGTTGGAGTTCTGTTATCGGAAAGTCTTGCGTCATTGCTTGCGCAAGCCCCAACATCCGAAGCAGTAAGCGTGACTGCACCAGTTTTTGTGTTTATTGATGTTACTTCGCTGGGGCTAATTTCAATGTAAGCAGAACCAGACCAGCGGAATGTTTTATTTGTCGCAATGGACACATAAATTTTTCCAGCCTCGCCAGTTGCCGGGAAAGCTGAGTTATTTGCATACTCCAACACATCATCGACAAAACTTGGAAGTTGGTCAGACGGGACTTTCCCGCTCACCAAAGTTGCGTAGGTTCCTGATGCTTGCTTTCCATCCAAGGCCGACTGAAGGTTTGTTACGTCTGATATTGCGTGAGAATGAGCAGTCGGAGTTCGTGCGTCTGAAAGTCTGGGATCGCTCGTAACGACTGCTGTTCCGGTGATTGCTGAGGGAGAGATGCCACTTGCGGGAGCGTAGTTACCAGAGGGTTGCTTTCCGTCTAAAGCATTCTGCAAGTTTGTTACATCAGAAATAGGATGGCTGTGTGCCGTTGGGTTCCGCGAGTCTGAAAGTCTTGAATCATTTGTGTAAACAAGATTTGCCGTGTTGCTAATGCCATGGGGATTTGTCAGGGCATTGTGGGCAGATACGGCGGCCGCAACCTCGGCATCGAGCGAGGCTTGGTCGGGAAGGTTTGCTACGGGTACTTTTGCGTTTGCGTCTAGTGGTGCGTAGCCGTTTGCCAGCCCTTTGTTAATCTTGTCTTCTTTTAGGGAAATCAAGCCCTCGCCTATTGGATCAAGGCTTTCCCCTGCGTAGGGAATCGACGCCATAACTATTCCTCGTAAGCCTTGCGCGGGCTAATTTTGGGTGGCTTGTCAGCCATTTTTGGCTTTTTGCGGTATTCGATTGCTTGCTCTGTGTCCTTGCGATCCTTGTAGGCTTTTCTTACTGCCGCCCCTGCGGCTGCAGTTGCTCCGGCAACAACGCCTGCCCGAAGGGCTGGGCCAATAGACTTGTCGTTGTCGCTGACATTTCGAATGGAGTTTTTAAGGCCGCTGGAAAAACTTTCTTTGTATTCCGATTCCAAATTTCTCAGGTTTGACCTTAAATCCCTTTCCCAGTGCTGTCCGCCAGATGGCCCTCTGTATGAGTCGGCCATTCCGCCGCCACCCATGGATGTTTTCTGGGGAAGGTTTTCCATCATATCTCCCTTGCTGAATACTTTATTTGGCATTTTGATCCTTTCCGTTTTCCGCTGATCTCCACCAAGGATGATTTAGGTAGGATTTCCTAGCGGCCTCCGTCATTTCCTTTTTCTTTTGTTTTTTAACTGCATCGACATATTCCTTGCCGTATGCGTGTTCGCGAAAGCTGGGATCGTCCTGCGCCGACGTAAGGTCAATTTCGGCCTCCTTGGGGTTGTTTTTTGCCCACTTGTCGTAAGCCTCCCAAGAGCGGTCTTCGGATTTCTTTGAAATCGTAGGGCCGGCGTATTTGTTGGTGTTCGGCATGCATACAGGGTGGCTTACCCCGCTGTGTCCGCAAATATTTTGTCTGCTATGCGTCGCTGTCCGGCATGCGGACGGTCAGACCGCCCTCATCATCCAAATCAACAATTTTAATTTTTGCGCTGTCCGGGATTCCGGTCACCAGCTTCATCTCGATTTCGCAGCTCATTGGGATACCGCCGTTGATTGGGTTCCCCAGCATCGCCCGGATGAGTCCGTATAGTATACCAAGTAATCTCCGTCATCCTCTTCGCATCCCGTCCATTTTTCCGGCGGAATGATTTCTCCGGTTTCAATAATGATCGGCTTATTGTCGTCCAGCGTCATGGATAGTGCGGGGCAGGGGGTTCTGGAAATTTTGTAAGCCCATAGGTTGCGTTTTCGCATCTCCTGCAATCTTTGATATCAAAATCAAGAATATCACCCGACTGCAAAAGGACAGTGAAGACCTTGTTGTGGTCGAGCCCGTAGTCGGAAACAATGAAGGCCAGTCCCTCGCCTTTGGGTGTCATAACCCACATCTCGGGCTGAAGTTGCATCATCATCATACAAGAATTCCCTCGCCCAATGCGTTTGTCCAAGCATCGTGGATTTTGATAAACTCATCCCACTCGGGCTTTCTTTTCCCAATCTCAAACAAGAGTTTGGCAACGCACTTTCCTTGACATGCGTCCTCGTTGATATTCGCCTTCGGCGTGACTCTGGCTGTGAAAACACCGCGCCCGGCATGAAGAAGTTCATAATTTCGGTCAGAGCCGCCCTTGGAAACCTTGGCCAGATTTTCCATAAAACTCCCTCCAACGATTCCCGTGTAAAACACCCTGAATCCGTTGAGGGTCTTGTAGGCTCGGTGAGGTTCGTTGAGGCTGGGCAGTCCAAAGTCAAAATCGCCAACCGGATGAATTTTGGATGCGATCACAAGAACTTTCCCGCCTGAATTACGGATTGACCATTCCATCGCCTTTTCTTCCAAATTTCTCATCAATCGAGTCCCAAGCTTCCTTGTGAGCGTAAGTGGTCGGGGATTCGCGAATCTGGCGGGATTCGACATGAATTTCACGGATGGATCCCCAAGCGCCCACGTTAAGAGTTTGGGACTTCTGGGGATTTGTTTCATAGTAGTAGACGGGCTCGCCGTGTCTTGTGCCCCTCTTGGTCCTGACCGGCTGAACCTCGTACATGTGTCCGCCAATCCACCGGACAACACGGCATACAAAGACCCGCTCGTCCTCGCCCCTGCCTGATGATGTGGACCGTAGCTCGTACTCGCGCCCCTCAAACATGACTTGCATGTCGGCCGGCCAAAATGCCTGCTGGGCGACTGCGCCGGCGGTCAGGACGCAAAGCAGGGCAAGGCCCTTGGCTGATTTGGCGGTAAACTCGATCGCCTTAAGGACGGCGTACTCGATGACATCCTTTGGGTTTTGCCGGAGGATTTCCATGCCGGCCCTGTAAAGGTTGCGGGCGGCCTTGGCATCATAGTCGATGTCGACCAAGACGTACTTGGTTTTGTCGGGTCTGGATTTCCCGAGGGTGACGACCCCGAGGTTTTTTGCCGGCTTGGATGTTTTTTTGATGCTGAGGATTGGTTTTTTCTTCATGAACCAATTAGGCCCATCTGTCTGATTCGAGGTTTTTCTCGGCCTCGAGGGAGACATGGCGAAGGTACTCGGCCATGCGATCCACCCTTGAGCGGAGGATTTGGTTTTCGGCAAAGAGGGACATGTTTGCCTCGGTCATTTGCCTGAGCCCGTTTTTGATAATCTCGATGCTGGGTGTTTCGGTTGCGGTCATTTCTTTTTTGCCTCCAAGTCGCGTTTCTGGAAATTTCTGGCCCGGCGCAGGAGTTCGCGGGTGGTCTGGTGGGCCACATCGAGGTGATCGAGGATGTCCTTGTTGGATCGCTCTTGTGAGTGGCTCCAGTCCTTCCTGAGTTCGCGGAGTCGTGTGGAGACGTAGCCCAACAAGTCGTCCAGATAGGTGAGGCGTTTGACGCTCATTTTCTGGCGACCCAAAGGACGGCGAGGACCAGCAACAGCGGGAGCAGAAAAAGGTGGGCGAGGTCGAGGCTGGTGGGCTCGGGTGTCTGGCTAAAAAGTAGGTTCATAAAGTTTTCAGCATTCGCCAAGTGGTGGTGACAGGGAGTCCGACCATGGGGGCAAGGTTGTTGAGGGTGATGGGTCCGCAAGCCAAAAGTTTTCGTGCGGCGGACTTGTGCGTCTCGTTGTAGGAGGCCCTGCGGCCCACATGGATGCCCCGTGCCTTGGCGGCTTTCATGCCGGCCTTGGTTCGTTCCCGGATCAGGTCGCGCTCGAATTCGGCCACGGCGGCAAGGACGTTGAGCTGGAGTTTGCTGGCTGGGTTGATGGATCCGGCCGAGGTGTCGATGCCTTGGGATGGTACGACCAGCCCGACATTGGCTTCGAGCAGGGTGTTGATGATGCCGGCGAGGTGCTGGGTGGATCGGCCGAGGCGGTCCAGCTTGTAGGCAAGGACCACTTGGATGGCCCCGGCCTTGCAGTCCTCAAGCAGGCGGTTGAGGGCAGGCCGGTCACGCTTGGCTCCTGAAAGGGCGAAGTCCTCGTATAGGGCGTGAGCCCATTGTCTCTTATGGGCTATTTCAGTCAGCTCGTTACGCTGAAGGTCGGTGTTTTGGTCTTCGGTGGATACCCTGATGTAGATGCCGGCGTTCATACATGAATTACCCGCCTTGTTTTATGTCGGGTAAAAAAATAAAAATTCTGGTTGATTTTGGGGGGTGGAAAATGGCGATAGATAGATGAGGGGAATAGAGCCGGGGGAGAGCCCCGGACAGGATGAGGCGGAACCCCGCAAGGGAGACAGCCGCCGAAATCTCGCTAAACCTCCTTAACACCCCTCGCTTTTCCCCCTTCCCCCTTGGATCCCCCATCCCCGAGTTTGCCTTTACCTTGATGCTTTCACCTTTTCCTCAAGTTTCCACATCGATGAATCCGTCGTCGTTAACGCGTCGACGACGACTCAACTTTTAATTGTAAAACAATCTTTTGATTTTTATTTCCGTTATAGTCACCGCTACGCGGGGTGGGGTACAGGGGAGGGGGCGTGGTCGGGTAGGCAAGCTAAAAGTGAGGAGCCAAGATACGTTATCAGGACGGCTTATAATGGCTATTAGGCTTTATAAAGGCTCACAGAGTGTTGGGATGGGGTGGGGTGCTGTCCTGACCCTATCGGCCTAGGAAACGAATTTTAAGGCATTTTTACGGCGCAAAGAAGGGCATTCCTATAAGCTGGTGTCGGGCTTATAGGCAGGACCTATGCGCCTACCCGGCAGCACACAGACGCTTCGGCTTAGGGTAAGGAGCTCCATGCCGGTGGACTTGTGCCGGCCCGTCTTGCCCAATCCCAGCACCACCGCACGGCCATAAAACCGCTTCATGGTCAGATTACCCCCTTCATCGGATTTCTCCAAAACAATGAAGCCCCCGTCACAATCCGAATCCATAAAGGAATCCTCAATCACATACATGACCTCGGTGTCGTTGATCCGTACCGCCTCCGGAGACCCACGGATAATCTGCACAATGCCCTTGGTCGACCCAGTCACGGTCTCCTCATAAATCTGCGGCTGCCCACAGGGATCAATCACAATGGCCCTCATACCGCCAAACACCTAACCCCCGGGCCGGGGTAAGCAAATAATTCAGGGCAGGGGGGACACTTTCCATCTCAGAAAAATATTTTGGGGGGTGGGTAAGGGGGCCCCATGACCCTGTAAAAAATTTGGTGGTGGGCGGGTGGGTCCCATACTTTTTTTTATTCCGCTACCCGCTTGTGACCCAGAGCCCGATTTCGGGGGTGGGTCGGGGTGGGGTCTACGCTTTGTCGATTTCCTCCAGTAGTCGCTTAGCGTCCTCCAGTCCCTCGGCCTTCGCCGTCCGCTTGTATTTCTTGCCTGTGTATCTGGACAATAGGGCAAGCAAGTTGGAAGGCGTTGCCGTTCTGGTTAGGAGCATTTGCCCGCCTGTCTTGATGTGCATCTCCAAACCTTGTTTTATGCAGAATATCTGCATCCGTTCAGCGTGTCCGATTGTTATTGTTTCCATACCCTAATTACCCTCCCTGTTTTTCTGAAGGGTTCCCTTTTGAAACTACTACGCTGTTCCCCCTCTCGTCACAAGTCCAGTCGGGACAAGCTGACCCTCCCCCTTCGTGCGTGCGAGCCTTCGGAGGTGAGGCGGGTCTAACAACCGCCTTCCCTGTATAAATCCCATAAGCCCAAGGGGGTTCTGTTTGGGGGATCTTCAAGCCAACCTCGCCTGTTCAAAGGTTGCTTTTGAGAATCCGCTGGGTCTGACCCCTTGCGAGAGGTCGTTGACTGCCTCCATGAATTTGAATCGGGAGAAGTTGGGGTTCATCTCTTGGCAGAACTCCACCATCCGTTCCGTCATCTGTTGCTTCTCTGCTTGGTCTTTTATGCTGGCGACCATTACGGCCAGTTTTTCGAAGTGTTTTTTGCTCATACCCTAATTACCCTTGTTGTTTTCTTGGGATTCCTCTTTTCCCCGCCTTGGGGGATCTAACGCTCCTCCGTGGCAAGGGCTAAGTCCTCGACCCTGCCGATGAGCCTGTGCGTCCTTGTCGGCGTGTTCAGCTCCGAGAGGAGGCGGTCGAAGGCATCGACCCGATTGATTTCATCCGTGCAGTTTTCCAAGTAGTGATAGATTTCGGTTAGGTTGTTCATATCCTAATTATCTGGTTTGTTTTTAGAGACCCACCTCGGCAAAGGCCTCGTCTCTGACCTCCACGGCATACTCTTTTGCGGTTTCAATAAGGCTTTTTGCCATTTCCTCGCTGGGGTCTTTTCGGAAGTCGGCAAACATATCGCCAAGCCCTTCGGACAAGTCGGCCACAAGGGAAGTATCGCCCAAGTCATCCAATCCAATTCCCATAGTGCGACCCACCGCCCAGTTGAGGAGTTTCCGCCCAAGCCGGTAGTCCTCGTTGCATTTTTCAATCCAGCTTTTCAGAGTTTCGTGGTTTTTGTTCATACCTTAATTAGGCGGTTTGTTTTTCTGCGTTTTCGAAGGCAATCGCTTGGGCGTTTGCGATCACGCTCTCCCTCGGCCTGTCCTCATCGAACTGGAAAGCGTCTTGGATTTTTTTGATATGGGCGAGCCAAGCCTCCGGATGCCAGAAGGATTTTGCCATTTTCTTTTTTACCTCATCGGAGTTTGCCAGCGTGGTTTCCGTGACCATCAAGATGCGCTCCCGAAGGACGGCCAAGGTTATGTCATCCAGCTCTGCAATCGCTTTCTTCATCACTTGTCGGTTGGTTTTGTTCATACTGGAATTACCCTTGTGGTTTTTTGGGCGTGGTTAGTTACCTCCCACCCCATTTACCCATTAGGCGGTTGCTGTTGCTTTTTTCGCCTCCTCGACCTCGGCAATTTTACGCATCAAGGCCATCACAAGCTTTTCGTAGAAGTCCACACATTCCTGTTCCACAAGGTTGTCAGCGACCTTCTGGGCGATCTGGTCGTGAGCAATTTCCTCATCAACTCTGTCGGCCACCCCTCTGACAATGTCGTCAATGTCTAGGCGGTCATATACCGAGTCGCTAATGTCGCTGTTGTCAATCGTGTCGGCCACCCTGTCCACAATGTCGTCTTTTATCTGACTCGAATCCTCAAGGATGCCATCAACTGCCTTGTCGATGACTTGCTCCCGATACTTTTCAAGGTCTTGGGTTTCTGGTTGCTGGGTTTGTGTCGTTTCCGTAAGCGTCAAGATTTTCTCAATCGCTTCCTTGGCGACATTTACGATTTGCTGATGGGTTTCGTTCATATCCTAATTATCCAGCCTGTTTTTCCGATTCCGTGACTTCCGTGACCTCCAAGGCCTCAAAGTCGTAGTCCACATAATTCCAATCAACCTTGCAGTTTCCAGCCTCGGCCATCGCACCATCAACGGCCTCTTGGTCGTTATTGGCTTCTATCGTGACCCAAGCCTCTGCGATCTGGTTTTTCTGTAGTTTAACTCTGTATTTCATATCTGAATTATCCCGCTTGTTTCCCCGATGGTTGGATGATGCCGATGATTTTGCCAAATGCGGGAATCCAGTTTCTCAAGGCAATCGCATCCAAGCCCAAGTCTGTTTCTATGACGGCATAGGAGACTCCTGTTAGTTTTGCTAGGGTGCTGGCGGTTTTGATTGTGGTGTCCATATCTGTCATTCCTCGTCCTCGTTTTCGGATTCAACGGCATCCCGAATCTCGTCAACCTCGTCCGTGTTGTAATACTTTCCCATATCAGATTCCTCCCAAGTCTGGTTCTTTGTCGTGGATTTCGGCGGGGACAAAGGTCGGGTCTTGTTTGGACTTCTCGTCTCCCTCGTAAACCGCCATATCGCACAAGCCTTCGATGATCGTTATGTATCCGATGGGTTTTGGTGTTTTGCTCATACCTCAATTATCCAGTTTGTTTTCAAGGGTTCGAATTGACTTGAAGAAAATCCGTATAAGCTCGTCTGCTTCCTCAATCAGAGAATTAAGCTCTCGGAGCGGTCTGACCTTCTGAATGAGTCGCAGGGCTTGGCGTGATGCCCTCAATTCCTTTTCGACCTCTCTGAATTTATCGGCAAACCCTTTCGCCGTCATACTCGCCTCGGCCTCTCCGTGTCGGAAGTAGGACGCTACGGACGGCTTCAAAAGCTCCTCGGTCAGATTTGTGCTGACAGGGTCTTTGGGGAGTTTGTTGGCAATCCCCAAGCATCCAGAGACAAAGGCTAGGAGTTGGTCGCTGACGCAGATTTCAGATTGTTTGCTTGTTTTCTTTTTGTTCTGCACCCGCACCTGATTACGCTCGTGCAGATATTCGAGAAGGTGGTCGGTTATGTGGCCATCCCCCTCGTATTCCTTTAGGTCTTCAATAATTTCATCAAATATTTTGTCTTTTTTGCTCATATCTCAATTATCCGAGGTGTTTTTAGGCTCTCCCTGTTTTCTTGTTATATGCTTTGACCAAGTAGGCGTGACAAAACTCCAGAATCGAATCTAAGTTTTGGTCTTGATCCTCTGAAATGTGTTCGTGTCTTTTTGAATAACGCTCGGCCTCATCGCTGGCGTATTGCAACGCATCGGCAAGGTCGGACAAAAATTCGCAACTCGTTCCGCCGTCAAATAGTTGGGATATTACATTCACCGCTTGCGTGATTTGATGCGGGTGCGAGCAAGCCGACATAAACTCACCGGCACAATTCAGTTTTGTTTCGTCCAAGCTCATCGGATTTGCTCCAAGCTAATGATGAGATCGACCAAGTCCGTCAAACTGCCGGTGTAGTCTCGGATTGTTTCATCGTGCTTTCCCTGTCGAAGCGAGATCAGTGCATCCTCGGCATACTCAACTCCAAGGTTCGCAAGCTCCCGAAGCTCTAATTTGATCGGCTCATACCATCCTGTTGGAAGTGTCGGCTTTGTGGTTGTCATACTGCAATTACCTCGGCTGTTTCCTCGGCCTCCTCGTCCTCCGTCTCAACTCCGCTGGTTGTTAGGTCTTTCTCGGCTTGTAAGTAGCCCTCTTGGTAGCCTTTTCTGAACTGCTTGCTTTGGGTTTTGTCCTCGTAGTATCCAGCTCCGTTCTGGTTGTCCATATAGCCCTCGTCATAGCCGGTCTGGTAATCGGTCTCTGACCCGCTTCCTTCGTGATCTGGAACTCCTGTTTCGGTTCCGTCTTCGTCATTCCATCCTCCGGTGGTTGTGGATTTGTAGGTTTTCTTTGGGTAGTAGGTCGTGCCATAACCGAGGGACAACTGATCCTTGGCATAGCTACGCTTACGGATGGGTTTGACCCGCTTCTTGCCCAGAATTGACCCCAACTTGGTTTCAATGGCGTGGTTTGCTTTGATCTGGATCGGGGCTTGCGGAGTTTGTTCAAAAACATCTTTAACTACGCTTGTGCCGTCCAAGGCGGATGTAGCCACGACAAACCCTCCGTTGAATCTTACGCAATAAAGGGAAGGGGTTTCATCCCGATATATTGTTAGGTGTCCATCCCTGCGGATGATGAGCAGGGCGGCATAGCCCTCGTAATACTTGGAAAGCTCCTTCCAGCCCTTGCCCTTCGTGAAGGTGTTGAATAAGTCCTCGCTGTCACAAGTGCCGACCTTTTTACGGCGGGGTCCGGTATAATCGACAATTCCGTTATGAGCCAAGGCCAGCTCATCGCTGACAAAGGGATGGGTATTTTTAATCCCAAGGTCGTTTGTCGAAGTCCGTCCGTGGAATAGGCCAGCCGTGCAAGGCTTAATCTCACCTCGCAAGTCAAAGGTGGGTTTGGCTACCGATTCCCACTCTCCAAGCGGATCGTAGCCGTATCCGAGAAGGTTGCCGGTGACAAGTCGAAGGGACGTTATTCCTTCAATGTCGCCACCCGACAACGCATACCCGAATCCATCTTTCTGATCCTTCAGAAGGTCACGACTGGTTTTGATAAGTTTGTCCAGCCGTTCCTTCTCAAGGGGTTTATCAACGCTGAATCCAATTAGTCTGCACATATCTTAATTATCCTTTCTGTTTTTCAGCTAACGGCGTAGCCGTCTGTTAGCCGGTGTTTGTCCTCAAGGATCATCTTGTCCCGCAACTTCAAGGCATCTTGCGAGTGAAACTGCCGGTAGCGTCTCCACAAGTAGGCTCTGATCGTCTCTGGAAGCGTCCGCATTTTGATGATGTCTTCCAGCGATACGCTTAGGATGCCGTTGCCGTGCTTGTGGGAGTTTGCCTCGGCCACCTCATCGACCTCCGAGGAGGTGACAATCCACTTGTTGAGATCGACCCACCCCATAATTTTCCAGAAGTCCAGCGTCCCGCCGTGTAGTCGGTTCTCGGTTGTCGTATGCTCGCAGTAGGCTGATGCGTGATTGATTGCCAAGTAGCGGTCGGTCGAGTGCCGGTAAGTGAATCCCCGATGAATCGGCCTGTTCATACGGCAATAGCGATTGTCCAATCGGGAAGGTGCGACAATACTTGCCAAGGCTGGCAAACATTTGATAAGTCGCTTGGCTCGCTTGGATGCCATCGCTGAACTGACACCCCGCTGGTCGAGGTGCAAGTGCATCCCGCAACTGGTGTTGACCTCCGCACCGCTGGCGTTGAGTTTATCGACAACTCCCTTCAGTCGCAGGGGACGCTCGTGGCGGAATGTCACCTTAAACTCTGCCGACCCCCAGTCTGGGTCTTCGCTGTCGCCATCGTCCTCGTTCCGTTCCTCGTCCCTGTCCCTGTCGGGATACCACTCCAAGGAGCCGTCATCCTCCTTGTCGATCAGCATCCGTCCAAGCTGGCGAAGGTTTGGAATGTTATCCTTGTCCTCAAACACACACTCCAGCTCAACCGAGCAAAGCTGTCCTTTGAAGGCTTGGAAGTATTTAGCCTCCAAGTCCGTGTCTTCCTTTGGCCGAAGTCCACGGCGAAGGTAGGAGAGGGAGCCGAAGTTTGTCTGACGCTTCTCCCAGCGTTCTTTCTCCTTGGCCAACTCCTCCTCGGAGATGTTGAGTGTCCTTGCATACCACCGATCACGCATTTGTTTGGATAGTCTCATATCTGAATTACCCAGCTGGTTTTCCTGCCCTTCCGCATATTCCCGCATCGCATCGATGTAGGCCGTCAATGTCCGGGGATCTTGGTCTATCTCATCGACCCCGAACTTGCGGACGAAACGCCGTAGTTGCTGTTTTGCGGAGAGGCTTTTTGTTTTTTTGGGGCGTTTCGCCATGCCCCAATTAACCGGCGTGTTTTTAGTCGGTGAGGAGCCGTGCCTTCGCCCAATACCGACACTCGTTCTGGTCGTATTTGCGGGGGTAGGGGGATTGCTGGTGTTTGGCGACAAACCCCTCCCAAATCACCTCGCAACGGCGTTCATTGACCTCCCGCATATCTTCAAGGATGAGCCGTGCCTGTGCCTGTGAGTAGGATGGGAATCGAAGGATTGAGTTTGTTGGAATATCGTCCAGCGGAACCTCGCATAGCTCGTTGAGCAACTGCCTTCGCTCCGAATAGGGCAGGGGAGAGTCCATCAAGTCCATTACCACCACCGACCCCTTACCGGCCTTGGTGCGTCTGCCAAGGAACTCGCAGTCCAGCATACCGAGACCGGCAATGGCGGGGGTGCTTGCGACAATGTCCAGAATGTGACCCGACTCGGAGAAGGTTGTTCCGTGCCGTGAAATCACCCTGCCTTTTTCGGCATCCACGACACACCTCCATCCGTTTATCTTCGGCTCAAATGCCCAATCGGAGAATGACTCCAAGGCTAGGGCGGTGACGCAGGGGTAGGGTCGAAGGGGTAGCCTCGGAGACCTACTTACAAGCGTGGTGGGAGCCTCAACTGACATAGATTCGTGCGGGACAAACTCCCTGCAACTGAATGTTTTGTTCGGGCTTGAGGATTCTGTGACGCTCAAGGTGAAACTGCTCGGTGGGTTGGTAGCCCCGCTTGATCGTCACGGCGGACGAACTGCGGTGCTTCTCGACCAACGCCCGAAGCTCCGAGACAAACTCACCGGCTGTTTCGGGATTCAGCTTTGAGCCGTCAATCTTGAAGTCGAAGCTCTGCTGAAAGGCCGTCTCAAACACCGGCTTGGGGACAATCATCAGAACTTCCTCTGGCGAGACCGAGGGATACATCCGAGCCATTGTGATCTTGGCGGTGCAATCATCACCCTGCATCTCGGCGGTGGAAGCGGGAAGCTCCCCACCCAAGGATCGGGCGTGGTTCATCCTCCAGAACTCTAATGCCGCCGCCTCCATCAAATCCTCCTTGGCTTTGCGAAGATCGGACTCGGCGTGGTCGAAGGCTTGTTTGGCCTTCACGAATGTCGTCACCGGCTTGGCATCGACATTGAGCAGGGGTTTCGGTTCATTCTTGCGGGAAGGTTTGTGTTCGTTGAATCCGTCCAGATTTATTGTTTTCATATATCAATTACCCAGCTTGTTCCAAGATGTCGGCCAGCTTTTCGACCAGCCAGCCTTTGGCCTCCTCCGCATTTTCGGTTGTCTTCTTTCCATAATGGTTCAAATAAAAAGTTCCGCTTTCAATAGATAGCCTCCACCCAATATCGCCACCCCAATCCCAAAATCCAATGAAGTGGTCTGTGGCCTTATATTCCCAAACTTTCTTTATCGATCCTTCACGACTATTTCTCAGCCTTGCCGGAAGATGCCTAACCTCATCGTATATCTTTTTGAGAGGAGAAAACTTAGCGGCATCCTCCTCGTCAATTCTCTGTTTTACGGCTTTGGCGTGATCCTCTGCCGCCTTGTTCATCGCCTGTTTCGATCTGATTAGTTCTAGTGCTGTCATATATCAATTAACCGCCGTGTTTTTGAACATCTTTTTCATTTGTTTCTCCAGCAACGCCTCTGCTCTTTTCACCATCCCCCGCCTAGCTTCAACGGCCTCGTTTTCCTCGTCTGGCGTGAAGTGGTCGGTGATTATGTTGTCGCTGTCGCCCTCGTCATACCATTCGTTGGTGATGACTTCGCCGGTCTCGTCAGCCATCTTTTGGAGGATGGGTTCGGGTGGAGACCAAGCCGTGCAGAATGTCACCGAGGAGCCGTCCTCCGACCAGTTTGTCCAGTAGGAGTTCCACTTGGTTCCCCAATTTTCAATGCACCATCCATACCAATCCTTGTGGCCGTATTTCTTGAGGTTTTGGATAGCTTTCTTGCCCTCGTTCAGCTCTTTTGGGGACAGCTTCTTTTTCTCGTGCTCATAAAGGGCTTCTGCCGTTGTGATTCCAAGCTCCTTGACCCAAGGCCAGTGAAGCCGGTCTTTGAAGTATGCCATATCCTTTTTAAGGACGGCGATAGCGGTGTCCACGCTTCCACCGGCGGTGATGGCCAGAGACTTCGGCATCCTTTTGACATAATCAAAATTGATGTTGAAGTTGCCCTCGTCATCGGCTTTTTCGGAGATGTAGGGTTTCAATACCTCACGGATGTTTCGTCCGCTTTGGAGTGTCAGTAGGTTTGTGATGTGGTTAGGCATAGCTCAATTACCCTTCTTGTTTTCCTGTTCGGCAAACCTTGGGACGCCAAGCCCGACCCAGCCGTAGTTTTTCCGGTCGATTGAGCCTGCGATCATATAAATGTCGTGCATGAAGCTGAAGCTGTCCTTGGTTTCAGCCATTTCTTTGAGGCGAAGCCGGTGGTGCTTTACATGGCAAACCTCCAAGTCCATCGCCAAGTCTATTGTCCCCCTGTCGTGGAGGCGGGGAGGGAACTCGGTTCCGTCCGATAAGAACTTGTCCCTCTCGCAAGCCCTCTTGGCGATTTCGTGAATCAGTTTTGTCTCGGAAAGGGTAAGGCTACCCCAATCAAAGAACCCGTCACCCTTCAGCGTTTTTCCCTGTTTTCGTTTTTTCATATCATAATTAGCTTTCTTGTTTTTTTGCCGTCCGAGGCGATTTGGTAAGACATGGAAATCGAATCCTCCATTTCTTTCCCGCTTACATACGCTTCGATTGTTGCCTTGTTGCGTCCACGACCAAGGATGCGGAAGGCAATCCCATTGACCTCAATCCAAGCAGCCCCGTCCTTTAGTAGATAGTCTCCGTCCCTAATGCGGTTTTTCATACAATGTCCAAGTGACCGGCTCCGTTGCCCTCCGGATCGCACATAATCCAAGCGGTCTTGATCTTTCCGCTTTTGGTGCGGAATACCAAACCATACTCCTCATCGCTGGTGTGGCCGGTGTCCGTGTTTCTTGCTATGTCCACGCAAACGGCTCCTTTGAGTTGTTTGAGGTGTTCAAAGCCCCAGTCCTTGGATTGTGGCTCCTCTGATAATAGTGTGATGCCTTTAGTCATACCTTCCCCTCCATCATTTCCTTGTAGAGTTGTTCTGGAGTGGGCTTCAAAACCCATCCGTCCCAAACCTCGATGGCTTTTTTTTCTTGGATTCCACCGACATACGGAATCCTTGTGGTGTCAATCGGCCAAACCCCCGCCTTCTTGGCCTTTTCGATGGCCTCTTCGGGGCTGTTGGCCTTGACGACCTTATACCTCCACCGCTTTTCCCATCCTTCGACTTTGTATGTTTTCACGCCTCAATTACCCCCGATGTTTCAGTCGCCTCAAGGTAGGACAAAATCGCATCCCTTGGGCTGAACCCCATTCCCACGGGCTCGCAGGGCTCCCGCCGTAATTATCATCGGTGCAAACCCACTGCCCCATGCAGATGTATTCTATGTCTAGCCTCATACCCCAACTACCCGCCGTGTTCTGCGGCCTCTTGAGGCATAAATCTGGGCAACTTGGGACCAATCCGATATTTCTCCGAAGCAATGAAAGAATCTTGCCCTCTCGGCTCTCTCGTGCTCTTGAATGGCCTGATGTTCCGGAGGGGTCATGTCAATAGCCCTCAAAAACACCAACCCATCGTTCTCTTCCTCAAACAAATCCTGATAAGAAAACCCGTAATGAGTTAACGCCCATTCAACTTCCTGAGTTATTTCTCCCGTGAGCCAATTTCGATCAAGCGGCGGGAGGAGCTTGGCGACCCAAGCGGGCGATGGGCTGTCCCAGTCATCCGTCATTACTTTGGACTCCTCATGCATCAATACGGCGTGGCAACCTCCCGCATATACCGAATCCCTGTGCTCTCCCGGCCCCCAAAAATCAATAAGTGGATTAACCCTTCTAACAATGCATGATCCGATTTCGCACAATCCGCCGGCAGCGGGACGCCAGTCGCCCCAGCCTTCGATGTGGTCTTGAAGCTCCTCCTCCGCTTCCGCTTTTGCAAAAAGGTCTAATTGATTCATGGATCAATTACCCCTTGTGTTTTTGGGGCTATTTAAGCGTCTTGCCTATCGAGGGGTGGCCGTGAACCCGATCTATGATGGCTCTGACCACGGCTCCGTTGATAGCCTCTAGGAACTCACCGCTGATGCGGGTGAATTTGCCGTTCCTTCGTTCTTTGCTGAGGTGAAGGGCATATTTTTTGACTTGGGCTTTGTTGATGAGGCTCATGCCTTAACTATTCGCCTTGTTTCTGCGTCTTTGCTGTGAAAGGTGTGGGCTCGGCAGTTATCGGCAACCCCGACCACCGCAACCTTCAATCCGTTTCGCTCCACGACATGAATGTCCCTATTCCAGCATCCATCCCAGTAGATTTTGTGGCCTTTTTCAAAATTCTCGTCCCCAAACCATACAGCAAACCCAACATAGACTTCCTTGTCCTTAATTTTGCCCAACTGCTTGATTAGGTCTTTTATTTTCATGCCCCAATTACCCGCCTTGTTTTATTTGTGGATAATGGTGACCAGCTGTGAGGCCTTGAGCAGGGGAAGCAGGGCATCGGCCTCGCCACCCTTGCCAACAATCACCCCACGGCCACCGAAGGTGAAGTTGCCGATCTGAAACCTACCGCTGAACTTGGGGCTCTTCTGTATATTCCACTCCTCGTTGACGAAGAGGGTGTCCCTTTGGATGGGGTAGGCCTCGATGTAGCCACCGACCAGCTCCTGAAGCTTCTCAAGGGTCGGCTCGACATCGATCTCGGATATCGCCGGCGTTGCGGAGGGGTCAATAAGGATGGCTCTCATTTGAAGGCTAGGGTTGTGAGTCCCACCAGAAATCCAAGCACAAGGCCGGTGGTGTAGCACCAAAAACCGATTTTTTCCTCAAGCTCCTTTGTGGTCATAGAATGGCCCTCAGGAGTGCGATGATGAATGCGGTGACACCAAAGCCCACCGCAAAGCCCAAGTTGAAGACTAGGAAGTATATTGGCAGTAGAATCATGACCTAATTACCCGCCGTGTTTTCAGCCAGCTCTAGGTTCTCGGCCTCGGCGGGTGGCTCAATCTCGCGGAATCGCCATTCGGCAAAGCCACGCTCGGGGTGAGGGGGTTTCTGGGAGCAGGGGTTCTCCATTCCGTCCAGATAGACCACGATCTCCCCCGGTTCGCCCTTGTGGGATATTCCCACGCCCATGCCACGGACGACATAGACCCTGTCCTTGAGGGGAAGGGAGTTGTAGTAAATAAGGATCTCGGGAGGGAAGCGGTCATCCACACACACAACCTTGCTGCCGGCCCTCATGGCTTCCTCCAAATAACTTCGTCCTTGTCCAGCTCGCACGACCACCGCATGAGGCGGCTGTAAGCCCTGTATCCATAGCCCCAACGGAGCAGGGTATGGCTGATAAGGTCGCCGGCCCCATAGCAGAGCCAAGCCGACCCCAGCCTCAAAAGGCCTTTAATTCGGCTCTCTTTGTGCTTTCGATGGTTCGCCATATCTCAATCTGGTTCTGTGCGGCCGTCATCAGGGCCTTGATCTTTTCCTCGGCAAAAACGGCCTCCTTGTGGGCCTTGAGGAGCTCCAAAAACTCGGGGTGGGCAAGGGCTTCGCGCTCCTGTGCGGCCAAGGCCCCGTGCGTCTTGGAGAGCTCCTGCATGAGCGTGGCCTTCTTGCTCTTTAGAAACTGCTCGATGTAGGCCCTCTCGGCTTTGGCGTTAGCCAGCTTTTCGGCATTGTCCCGCATCCAAGCCAAAGCCTTGAGCGGGTCGGGGGCATCGTTGATTTCGTAGCTCATTTTTACTCCTTGTCGGCAATTCTAATATCGCCATCAATTTCGTATCCGGCTCCTCTTAAAAAATTCCTGATCTCCGGTAAAACCTCGTCCAAACATACGGCCGAGAATTCGTGCGTAATTCTGGCCTGCGAAGACTTGGAAATGTTTGATGCCTCAAGATCGTCCAAGCAATACTCAAAGATTAGGGTGAATTTATTCATTTTATTGGTTGGTCGCACCTGACCCAAGCAAAGCCCGACCCCTTCATAATGTTGTTCCTCTCAAATGAGGTTGCGTAGGTCATCATGGAAAACTTCAAGATGTTCCTGTCCGCATCTACCAAGGCGAAACTCAATTCGGGACAAAACTCCTGCTTCCATAGCCGGCTGGCCTTGGTGGAGCGTTTGTCGTTTCTGCGGACGGCCTCCATCATCCCGCGCTTTGGCCTTCCTGCGGAAGCCAGCGACAGCCTTGCCGTGATGGCCGAGGCGATAATGTTGTAGTCGGTGCCGGTTGGTCCGGTTGACCCACGGCTAACCCGAGACATGTGTCTTCGCTGGTTCATTTTAGGCGGGAAGGATGTAGCCTTTTTGTCTGGCCCACCTTCCATTGGCGTGGATTTCGGCGTGACAGCCTTGGCAGATCGCCATGAAGAACTCCTCGGCGTTGAGCCGCCAAGCGATTCTTCCCCGTTTGTGATGGATCTGGGTGGCCTTCCTCCCGCAAAGCCGGCAGTAGGGAAAGCGTTTTAAGTAGGAAACACGCAATTTTCTGTAGTGATCCAGCTGGCCCTTTCGCTTCTGGGTAAAAGGACGAAGCCTCCCAGACCGCTTGAGCGGAGTTTTGCGCCTTAGCCAGCATCGCTTCACCCAGCCGAAGCCCTCTTGAGGAGATCGTAATATTCATTACGCATGTCGCTTCCGTGCTTCCGCATTTCAGCAAGGAACTTTGGCTCGTTGCGGATCGCGGGAGTCTCGGCCATCGTGACGTTTGACATCAGGCTCGACCAGCGGGTCAGGCCCTTTCTGGTGCTGGTGGAGATGGACAGGAAGAAGAGGAGGTAGGCTACCTCTGTCGCCACGGCCTTGGTGGCCGGGTTTTCATCGTCAGAGTCTCCAAGAACCTTCTCCATAATTGCCAGAAGAAGGCAGGAGGCATCGGTGGGGCTCTTGTCCCCGACCCTTTGTTTGATGTAACGGCAGGCTATATCGACTATTTCGTGGTTTGGCTTCATGGCCGAATTACCCGCCGTGTTTTTCACTAGAATTCGGGTACTTGTGGCGGTGGGGTGGGCAAGAACAATTTTAGGTGATCACAATTTGTGACCCCCAAAGGGCGATTCTTCTTGCGGACCAAAACAGGGCGGGTATTTGACCCGTGGCCATGTTCCTTTTTGAGACCTCCATAAACGTGCGGAAGATGAAGAAAGACCATCCGCACACCTACAAACACATCCTCAGGCTTGATCCCACCGACTTCATGGGGTGCTGGGTCAACCTCAGGGGAGGGGAGGAGCCCCAAGAGTGGGTTGCCCTGTTACGCTTCTACAGGAACGGAGGAGGGGTGCTTGGAGATGGCGGATACTGTGCCCACGGATACTTGTGGTGCCGGTGTCAGTCCGCCGGCGAGCTTTACAGGGCTTGGGGTTTCTCGGTGCGGCCGAGCTTTGAGTTTAAGAGGCTGAAGAACGCTCCGGGCAGGGGGCTGGAATGGCAGTTGCGGGGATCGGCGGACACGCTGGACGAGCTATTGGGCGGGCTATCGGAGAAGATAGCGGCAGCCAAAATGGGTGTATCAAGAGAATTTGGGACACTAAAAGAAAACGCACGAAGAGCCCAGTTAGCAAAGCCCGGGCTGAACTAAGCTTCTTAATCAGCAGGGTTGAGAGCTTTAGCCCCTTCTTAGAGGCTTCCTTTATCAGCTTGGCCTTCAGGGCCTTTTTTATCCAAAAGCCGATGAAGACTTTGTCTTTATGCCGATGATTGGGCATTGGGCGGGTATGCATTAACCCTGCGCGCAAGCTAGGACAAAAGGGTGTTAAACACCTGATTTATAATACATTACAAAATAGTATCCTATTGTCTACCTTAATTTTTATGTGGTAGTTAGTATAAATTTTTTGTGGTGTTAACCACCCGATTTGGTGTTGCGACAAAATGATAGCCCGTTGTAGATACAAAAACTTGAGACATGGCGTGTACTTGCTGTTACGTGAAGACATATTGTCCGACACAACAGAGGTTTCCGCATGTTCCCTTGGGAATAGGGACATCAGTAGTAGTATTAGGAAACCTAATAGTAGACACCCGACCAATGGACCCGGATGGACAGTTGCTTTTGGCAAAAGAGTTTGAATCCAAGGAATTATCCCATTTGGACTACATGAAGACCTTTGTCCGGATCAGGTCGATCAATGGCAAAAATGTGTATTTGGTGCATCCTGACGACTTATTGGATGATGAGGAGCGGTGGCGGGGTTGCCGGGCTTGTTGCCGGGAATGCAAGCGGGCCTGCAACGCCAAACCGGTGGTAGACCCCAAAGTGACCCGCCGTGCGGCCGCTATTAAGAGGGTTGAAACTTTTGTGTTGACACAAGCAGGGGGAAAAAATAATTTGCCCGACGTTGAAGCCGCTGTCAAAAAACGCATGCAATTCCTCGGCAGTCTCGGGGGCAGAAAAAAATCGCCAAAAAAACGTGTGTCCGCTCGGCTTGCGGCACTCGCACGATGGAGGATGCGTAAGCTAAATTCCGAATCCAATTGTGCGATGCCAAGCGATGGTAAAGTCGCACAATAAATATTCGAGCACTTAAAATTTATCGCTTCGCATAGACTAAAATTTCTCAAAAAGGCCTTTCGAAGTTAGACGCTAGGCTTCGCAAAAAGTCCAAGCCGGTTCCGTTCCCCAAGGATTACCAGTGGGATTGGATCAGGCATTTCCTCATTCGCGGTCTTCGTAAGACCGATTTTGTCCACTTCAGCGGGAACGACACCCGCCAGATTCTTTGCGCCCTAAATCATTTTGACAATTTTTTGAATTGTCGCTTTCGGGGGCGTTATCGCTCCGCACCGCTGGAAAACGAATGCAAAAGCGGGAACGGTTTATGACACAACAAACAAATACCAACACTCAACTCATAGATTCGTCGGCCCTTCACCACGGCCTTCGGACCTTGGCGCATGTGGTGAAAGACAACGTCCTTGAGCAGACGATCTCCATACAGGGGAAGCGGTATATCAAGGTCGAGGGCTGGGGGATGCTGGCCAATGCGGCCGGATTCATTCCCGGAGTGGCCGAGGTTCGTCCCGAGGGGGACGGCTTTGTGGCCACGGCAGAGCTTCGCAAGGCCGACACCGGCATTGTGGTGGCAAAGGCTGAGGGATTCTGCGGGCGGGATGAGCCCCGCTGGAAGAACGCCCCTGCCTATGCCATTCGCTCGATGGCCCAGACACGAGCTTTGTCCAAGGTGGTTCGATCTGCCTTGGCGAGCGTGGTTCCCTTGATGGGGGTTTCCGATCTTTCCGCGACTCCTGCGGAGGAAGTCCCCGATGGCGGGTTCAAGGATCACGAGGCCCGTGGTCGGATCGTAGAGGTGGAGCCCACGCCGGCGGAAGCCCGTGCAATCAACACCCTGATTCAGGCCGAATCCGATGGCACAAGGGTTGCTGAAAGGAATCGTCAGGCGATTCAGGTGGATCCCAACGCTCCGGTGGAGGACATGGTGCTGGCCTTCGGCAAGTACAAGGGCAAGACCATCCGCCAGATCGCTCGTGAGGACGAGGGTCGGCGTTACCTCGCTTGGCTTGAGGGACAGGAACTCAAGTTGGGCAAGGACGGCAAGCCGTTCCAGAAGGACATTCAGCGAAACAAGATCATCCGCCGGCTGCTGGAGACCGCGCCGGAGGCCTTGGACACCGCTGACAACGTGCCGTTCTGATGACTTGGGAGTTCTTCAAGGTGCTTGCTGAAACCGCCATGACGATTGTTGGCTACACGCTCTTTGTCGGAGCTGGGGTCACAGGAGTCGTTTTTGTGGGGGCTTTTATGCTCTGGCTCTACGACAGGGTCAGAAAGGAGATGTGTGAGTAAGCCGGTCAATGTGCAGGGACCGGACGGCCTTCACTTTATCTGGGTCGGGAAAACCGACTTGGATGGGGACTTCATGCACCTGTGCGATGACGACATGGCTCGGATCTTCTGCGTCCCAAAGGAGTGGGTGTCGGATGCCACCGAACAGCAGATAGCCGAAGTCAAAAAGATGGGTGAGGAGGTTGAGGTAGAATGATCGTTGCTGACGACAGAAAGGGATTGCCCTCTGCCTCCAAGCGGGAGCGGTGGAGCAAATGTCCGGGGTCGCATGCCCTTGAAAAGCTTGCGCCCGAACAGGAGACCACCGAGGCCTTGCTGAAAGGCAATCGAATCCATGATGCCCTCTACAAGGGCGATCTGTCTGTCTTGGTAGACGAGGAGAGGGAACTTGCCGAAAGGCTGGTCGAGCTTGAAAGGGAGGCGATCTCCCAATGGAAAAAGGACATCGGCTATGAGGGCAAGCCCTTGCTCCTTAAAGAACAGAGGCTGGGATTCGCGGATAGGGGCGAGGTCAGGATGACCGGCAAGCCCGATGTGGTTTATTCCAACGACGAGACCATTTTGGTCATCGATTACAAGACAGGGATGGTGGGCGTTGAGTCCACCGAGAATCCCCAGCTTCGAGCCTTGGCGGTGCTGGCGGCTGAGGAGTTTGGGGTCAAGACGGCCTATGTGACCATCCTTCAGGCCGGCAATCCGGTGGTAATTGAGAAGTTGTCTGAGTCCGCCCTAAGGATGGAATCCGAGCGGTTAAAGAACGAGCTGGAGAGGCTTGAGACAAGCATAGACACCCGCGTTTCCGGCCCCCAATGCCAGTATTGCAGGGCGGTGGGCATCTGTCCCGAGGCGGCAAGCCAAACGCTCGCTTTGGCCCAAATACGGCCCGAAACGAGGGATTTAATCAATCCCAGCGACCTTCCCAAGCTTTTGGAGGGATGCATTGTGGCCGAGGCCGTCATAGATGCAGTTCGGGCTAGGGCGAAGGAGATCATTTCTGGTGGCGGCGAGGTGAAGGGCTGGAAGGTTCAGTCGGTTAGGAAGCGTTTTATTACCGACGATACAGAGGCCCTACAGCGTCTCTCGGAAGAGCTTGGAACCGATGGTGCGCTTAAGGTTGCGTCCGTTTCGTTGACCGAGGCTGAAAAAGCCATTCAAGCCAAACACAAGTGCTCCAAGGCCGAGGCCGGCAAGCGGATCGATGCCCTTTTGGGTGAGCTCGTTGACCGCAAGGAGATCGAAAGGCTGATGCGATGCAAGTAAAGCTATCGGTCAACGAGGTGCTGGTCGCCGGCTATGTCGGGATGCGAAGGAACGCCGAGGCATCCTACAAGCACCGGGAGATGCGTTTCCCCGAAAGGAATGTGGGTGAGCTTTGGGGGAATCATATCGAATCGGCCCATGCTGAGTTGGTTGTTTCGAAGGCCCTTGGAATCTACTGGGGTTTCGGGGTCAACACTTTCCACAACCCCGACATTGCCGACACTAATCTGGAGGTCCGCTGGTCGAGCCGTGACGATGTCAAAATACGGCCTGACGACAGCGGAATCATTGTGTCGGTCAAGGGGCGATGCCCCGATTACGAGATCATGGGATGGATTTATGCATCAGAGGGACAAGCCGAGCAGTTCAAGTACAGCAAGGAGCCGGTTTGTTACTTCGTCCCGCATAAACATCTGAGGCCGTTTCATAGCCTTGAAGCGCTCTTGGAGAAAAAGAAACAGGAAAGGCTAAATATGGAGGGAAAATGAAAACAGAAACCGGCTCGAAAATCATCTATCTAAATCCGGATCGTGCTATGGACTTTACGGACAATGAGGTCCTGCACGATGCGGTAACGCAAAGGGCAAGAAAGGTGCTGGATCCTCTGGCCAACTCCGAGATTGCCCGCCTTGAAGAGGTGGTTGCATCGCTCAAGAAGGCCGTGAACGAACTGCAGGACTTGCGGGTCGAGGTTGCCTCCTACCGCGAAGTCACCGTCAAGCTGGCTTGCGAGCTTGGGATGATCCAGAAAACCGGCCTATTCAAGAATCCGGGATCCTCTCAGGCCCATAACGTCATTCTTGCCGCCTCTAGCGCATTTGGTGTTTCGACCCAAAAGCTGCTTGGCAAGGAGCGTCCCGATTACATTGCCCATCCCCGCATGGCCGCAATGTGGGTGCTTCGAACAAAGCTGGGAATGCCGCTGACGGAGGTTGGGGCCCTCTTTGGCCGAGACCACGGAACCGTGCTTCATGCATGCAATCGGGTTCCGGCAATGATGAAAAAGAACAAGGTGTTTGCTGAAAACGTGATGAAGGTTTTGAACACGTTTAATTGGGAACAGGAGTCCAAATGAAGGACGGCCTTTACGCCAACATCCATCAGAAACGCAAGCGGATTGCCCGTGGTTCGGGCGAGAAGATGCGTAAACCCGGACAGAAGGGCGCGCCCACGGCAGAGGCGTTCCGCAAGTCGGCCAAAACCGCCAAACCCATCAACACGAGGAAAATGTATGATTCTTGAGGATCACGAATACGACTCGCTGATACGTATGTCGGCTGGCGAGACGGACGGGCAAGCCATGAGGCTAATCCGCTGGGCGGAAAAGATCAGGGTGAATGAGTCAATTCTCCGGCTGGTTCTCAATGGAGCTTTAACCGCAATGGTTGATGGGGATGAGGTAAGCGTTCGCCCTACTCAGGGCAAAGTGGAGGTGCTCCATGAGTAGTCCAGCTTGGCAGAGGAAAGAAGGGAAGAATCCCGATGGCGGTCTCAACGAGGCCGGCCGGCGTAGCTACAATCGGGCTACAGGTGGCAATCTTAAGGCTCCAGTCAGCCGTGAGGAAGCCTCTCGGTCCAAGAAGTCGGCGGCTCGCCGGAGGTCTTTCTGCGCCCGCATGGAGGGCATGAAGCGGAAAAACACCTCTTCGTCTACGGCCAAAGACCCCGACAGCCGCATCAATAAAAGCCTAAGAAAGTGGGACTGCTGATGGACTCTGAGCTCATGCTGGAAAATGTCGAGAGGCTCAGGGAGTTTGAGCCATTTGTCTGGTACAGGGAAGTGATGGGCAAGGCTCTATCCAAGATGGCCAACCTTTGTCTGGACTCCTCGGTAACTCAGGAGGAAAGGGAAAGGCGATTTCAGCAGTATGTTGGCGCCTCCACGCTGGACAGGATTTTTGACGAAATGGACAAGGGGCTAAGGCTTGGGCTTGCCCAGAAAAAGAAGGCCGAAGATGCCAAGTAGGCCACAGAAGAGTAGCCCAGCCGAGATTGTTGCCGAGGAGCGAAAGCAACAGGCGTTTTGGCGTAATGTTGTGACCTATTCGGTCTGTCAGTTCGGGCCGATATTGGTAGAGGAAAAGCCGTTTGAGGGTGTTTTGGACATTCAAAGCACCGAAAGGGGCCTCGTCGTCAGGATCGAGGGCCTGCGGAGGAGCCTTAAGACAAGGCTGATTGGAGCATGGCGAGTTCTAACAGGATAGCCGCCACGCTTCCGGTTGCCCCTAGGAGCATCCAAAGCACCCTCAGATTTGCTTCCAAGGGTGGTGTAAGGGTGTTTCGAAATTCCGCATACAAAACCTACATGCGGGATCTTGTGTTTGCCGCCAACAAGCATGCGCCGGCGGCATTTTTGGAGGGGCCGCTAAAGGCCGATGTCACTTTTGTCCTAGAAAGGCCAAAGAGCAAAAAGAAGGGCCAAAGGGAGTACGCACCGGTTCGGCCGGACAGGGACAATCTTATCAAGCCGGTCATGGACGCTTTGACAACCAGCAATTGGTGGAAGGACGACGCCCAAGTCGTCACAGGAGACATAACAAAGGTTTATGGAGCATCAGGCGAAAAACCATGCATCGAAATCGTCGTTTCTAAAGTTTAGCCCAGCCAGTTGGTGGGCAGACACAGGAAACCTGACTCTGGAGGCTAAGGCCCTCTGGATGGAGATGCTTTTGCTTATGCATATTTCACCGAAAAGGGGCTACTTGCTGAAAGAGGATGGGACTCCATACGGTGCAAAGGACATTGCCAAGCGGATTAAAAGAAGTCATTTGGAGGCGACCTCTATTTGCAACGAGCTTCAGGCATCAAAGGTTTTCAGCCGAAACGATGACGGGGTTATCTACTCGCGAAGGATGGTTCGTGAGCAGGCTAAAATTGAGAAGGAGAACAATGAGGCAAGAGCTGAAGATGAGGCCGCCAAAATAGAGAAAGTTCTTAAAATGGCCCGGGAGAGGGGTGTGGATACGGCAATTGAGCTGAAGAAGCTTCAGGCCTATTTGCTTGCTCACACCGACAAAAGATACTGCCTTAAGTTTGTGGTCAGCTGGATGAATCGCGCAATTCCTACGCTTCCACCCAAAAGAAGGGGAAGACCACAAAACTGGCATTGTTACAGCCCGCCATCAGGAAGGGCTTGGTGTGGCCTTGGCTCCAAGGAGGAGTGGATAAAGGCCGGGAAGCCTTCAGAAGAGGATCTTCTGCTTGCCAAGCGTAGTCCTGAGGAGATTCCGGCGTGAGCGAGTATTATCAACCTCAGGTTTTGGACCCACAGAACCGCATCTGGTACTTGGATGCCCTTTGCGTAATCAATGAACTTGGGGGACAGCTGATGGCCGGCAAGGTCGAGGGCAAGGACTGGGTCAGGGTTGGCCAGCCGGTCAAAAATTTTTGCGCCCCAAACGGCATCTGCTATTCGATCCGGTTTGCCTGCATCAGGATTCCTTCGGAAGGATGGGGATGGCTCAAAAGAATGCTCAACACGGAGCAGTATGACAAGGCTCGGGAAATGTGCCTCATGACGAGCGAGGAATTTAAGAGAAGGACCGAGGAGTATGTTGCCGAGGCTGAAAAGCGCCATGGCAAAAGAATTTCGGAGATAATTCCGAATGTACGTTGACATGGACAAAGCTGTTGCCGAGGCCCTTTCCATGCGCGTTGGCGCACTTGAGAAAAGGGTCGGACTTCTTGAGAGCAGAATGCAGTCTCACCCAAGCCCGGATGATGGTATCGAGGGCGGAACCGACTTCAAAAAGGCCTGCACTACGCTTGGATTTACTGAAAAGCAGATCCTTAGCCACGACAGGACGGGGGAGCTTCAGGATGCAAGGTATCAGATTGCCAGAATTCTGATTAGGGGAGGCCTGACAGTACGCGAGATTTCTAGGATTATGCGTAGAAGCTGCCGGTCAATCCAGAGAATGATATGAAGCCCAAGCATATTTATGTTTGGGGCTATCTCCATCAGTGTGGGGGTGCTGGGCCTGAGGCCGGTCACATTATCGAGCTTCTTAGGTTTAACCAATGTGAAGTGACTTGTGTTCTTACGCCCGGGACGGATGTCCTAAAAACATCCGAGCCGAGAAGACGTTATTTTGACAGCATAGGGGTTAAGACAGAGGAATACAGGCCGGGCATGCTGACAGGCAAGGTTGTGTGGTGTTGGTGTCAGGATGAGATTTTTAGGCATTTGTCGGTTAATGGTGAAAAACCCGCCATTTTGGCCTACTGGCCATGTATGAATTGGCTAACGGACAAGGAGCTTGTTGGGCTTGCAATGATGCCGGGGACGGCAGTCTTGTGTCAGTCTGAATTTCAGAAGTCCAAAATAGACCAACTTATCTCTGCTTACGGACTGAAGGCCAAAACCAGCCTTTGTGGGACATATTTCAATGTTTATTCCCCGTGGAACAGATTTAGAAACCAGCCAAAAGACAGATCCAGATTCGATGTTATCCGGATAGGGAGGGATGATCCGTTAAAATATCCAGAGAACATGTGGGAGCTTGCCTTTAGGTATGGCTCGCCCAAAACGAAGGGCTTTCACGTGGTTGGCTGGGGCCCGAATGGCGAGGAATTGCTTGGAGACCACAGGAAGGCAGATCACCCATATCATGGAAAGATATCAGGAAATATTCTTGGCCATGTTTATGATCCGCTTCTGATATCCGACATGCTGGCCTCTAGCCATGTCACGCTGATGTATTACCCTTGGGAGGAAAATGCCCCGAGAGTTGCTTTTGAGGCCATGGCAAGCGGGTCAGTGGTCGTTGGCAGACCTGCTGGAGGTCTCCCGGAGTTCATCATTGACGGAGAGAGTGGGCTATTGTGTGAGAATGACGAACAGCTCATTTATCAGCTTGGAAGGCTGGCGTTTGATTATGAGGCGAGGGAGGCCTTGGCCCAGAATGCCTACACGCTTCTCGTTAGCGGCGTTGGGAATGGGGCCGGTGCGATAACAAGGATTTCGGAGTTTTTGTAAGCTCTTTCTTGGGAAGCCTGTAGTGGGGTACCTTTCTGACCAACCCAAAATCCTTGTTTACGCATATCTTGAAATATTCAACTTCTACAAGACCCTCGTCCTTCAACCTTTTTAAAAACTTAAGAGCTTGGGTTCGATTTACTCCAAGCTGTTCGGCCACCTGATCGGAATTAAGCCAATCTTTCGGCACTTCTTCGGCCTGCTTTGATAGTGCGGCTTGAATGGCCCTAGCCCATTCGTTCTTGTGGGCCGGTAGTCGATGCAGGCTCAAAATGACCTCACTTGGGTTGGAATGGTAAACTTCCCGCCCCTTTGTTTTGCCAGAAACACGTCATGGCTTTTATCCTCAAGGTGAATAAGCCCATAGGCAAATCCGTGTTGCCATCGCATTCTGCGCATATTGTTTCTATTGTAAGAAGGGGCTAAATTTGACAGGCATCCGATATTCCAAGCCTCTCTTGAGTCTATAGACACGGATTTGAAATAATCTATTGCGTGGGTATGTCCAAAAAGAACATTCCCGTAGGCATCGGCGTGTTGCTTGGCCGCATGCATGGCATGTCCGTATCCGTGCACAAACTTAAGAGACCCGCATGAATAAACCCCAGAAACCGAGTCGTAGGGAAACATCCTTGCGCGAAGCTCTTTCATTAAAGACTCAATATTCTCAATTCCGTCATTGGCATAATCTCTGGCTACACCAGACCTTGCGTTTTGAGCCAAGTCAAAAATTCTCTCATCGTGATTTCCGCGCAAAAAAATCCGATCATCCCCAAATGAAAAGAAGCCCCTCAAAAACTCCTCTCCGGCAACCCAGTCCTCCTGAAGAGAAGATGCCTGCTCCTCTTCTCCAGCTCCCTTTCTGATTGCTTTGAAGTCCCACAAGTCGCCAATCATCACCACCAAGTCGGGCTTAAACTCTGTCATGAACGAAAAAAGAGCTTTGACGGTTTTGTCGTCTTGCTCGCTTCCGTGAAGATCGCCTGCCGCAACAAATTTAATTGGCCTACTCATCACCATTTTTCTTTTGGGCATTTTCCCGTGGAAAGTTTTGCCTTTAAAGCCATAAAGCACCCACAAACCATGCATCTTCCGCCCTTGAAAAACTCACACTCTCCGCATATTGCGAGCCTTCTTGAAACCTCTTCTTGATTTCCGGTTTTAAATCCATCCTTGGCCCAAGCCGTAGTGTCCATATAAAGATTTTTGATTAAATCGGGGATTGGTGGCGGATCTCCGACGGCTGCCCTGTCTGGTCTGGACGTAAATATCTCTTCCGTCATGTTTTTTGGCGGCTGTCCAAACATTTCTTCTGCAATATTGCTCATTTTTCGGTTATTGGTGTCTTTTCAAGAACGGATCGGATTTCGTAGCCAATTTTGGATGAGTCCCCAATTCCGGCCTCAAGCTTCATTGCCAAATCGAGAATTTTGTTAAGTCCTATAATTAAATGGTGCGAGTATGCAATTGCATCAAGGGATTCGTGCCTTAGATTATTTGCGTACCAAAGAGCTCCAGCTGTCCAAAACTTGCTTTTGTGCTCCTTGTGCCCAGCCTCATACTTCTTCCTGCCGTCGACATAAGCGCACGACCAGATGGAGTGGCCATCTGCCTCATAATCTTTACTCGTTCCGTTTTTCACCTTCATCCTCCAAAAGCTCCTTGAGGGCCACCCGAAGTGCTGGGCTTGACTTAACAAGTTGAACTGGGTCATCCATTTTTTGGTGAGCAACCATAATTTGTTGTCTTTCTACCGGTCTACCAACGATATATGAGAGTGCTAGCTCTGCGGCCTTGATGCGCGTCGCATAGTCCGGAACCTCGTCAGCCTGCTGTCTTTTGCCGTCCCATTGATGCTTTACTGCGGAGAGCGAGTCCGCAATTGCCTTGACGATTGACTGTTGAATGGATGGCTCTGAAAGGGCTTTTTCCAGCCACTCGGCTGGCTTAATATCTTTTTTTATTTCCCGAAGAGTCGGCCCCTTCGATCCAGTCTTTGACGACAATCGTTTGGTTTGACCTTCTTCTGCGGTATACGCCGTCCCCGTCTCTTGAGCCTCCATCATTTGTGTTTCCCTCTATGGTTATGCAGTATTTACCCTTCGGCTCCTCTATGATGCCGGTATGGGCGATTCTGCGTAGTTTGCTAAAATAGATTCCGAAGACATCGGCCGGCTTGGCTTGTTCTGCCGACTTTCTTTCTCCTGATAGCCACTCCGGAGACCAACCCGTTCTCGGCACTCGGTTCGAAAGGCCGGCCTCTCTGAAGACATAGAAATTGAAGGCTGCGCACCAAGGATAGCCGGGATCAAGACCCACAGAGGCAAGGATTTTGTCCACCAAGGGCCCGGAGTTTGGACCCCATTCCTCTTTTGTCTCCAATAAGGCTGAGGCAACTCGGACAACATCTTCTCTTGGGCCCGCGAAAAGCTGAAAAGACATTGACAATAAAGCCAAGACAGCCGGCATGCGCATTTGATTATCTCCATGCAAGAAGGCATGTAATTGCTCCAATGAAAAGAACTGCCCAAATTGCGATTGAGTAAAACAGCCTTGCTTGCGGTGTTGTCGACCTCCAGTCCTGAGTCCATTTTTGGTCGTCTATGTGTTTGTCCAAGGAGGGCCATTCGAGCTGAAAGGCGAGCCAAGCAATCCATACTGCCAAGAAATATGTTGCGGCCCCAATTGCAAGCCCATGAATTGAGCCCCTGTCCCAGACCCCGGCGGTTGCATCAATTTGCTGAACCAAGGGTGCCGAGTACCAAAAGACCAATCCTGCAATCAGAAAGCACCAAAACCCCTGAAGAGTTGAAAAGAATCTTCTCACCAAGGTATTCCAATGAGCTTTCTGGCAATCCAAAAAATTGGGCCACGAGCGGCAAACAAAATAGCCACAATCAGGGCGCCCCTCCAAAACCACAATTCCTTTAAGGCCTTTCTTTGTTTCTGCTTCCAATATTCTGCGTCTTTGATGGCATCGTTTTTATCCCGGATTGCCTGCTCAAGCTGGGCTCCATTTGTTTCGCAAGCCTCAATGGCTGTTTTTAGCTGGTCTCTTGCTGCGACAAGATGCCTCTTTGTTGCCGGATCTGCGCTTTCAATTGCCATATCGATTCTTGCATTGGCAGCAGAAAAGTCCGCTACTCTTGTTTTGGTGCTGGCACATCCGGACAAAATCAAAAGAACAGCGGGAATTATTATGAGCATTTTAACCTACATCCTGCCGGTGCCACAGGAGCAAAAGCCTGACCGGCCCATCTCCCGGAAGTCTTGTCAAAAGCCCGGCTATTTCTCTTGTTTTCCTCATAGATTTGCCCATTTTGCGTAACGCTGTTTTCGGATGTTGAGGTGGAAGACTCTGTTCCTTCCGAGTTGCTTGATTCTGATCTTATTGTTTCAGATCCATCCTCAGAACTGGATGATGAGCCAGAGCCAGATCCTCCAAGTTCTGTTCTTTGATCTGAAGATGAAGAGCCCTCCTCGGATTCCGATGACGTTGTTGTGTTTGAGTTTTCCTTTCTGCTCGATAGGCCGCCAGAGGAGTCGTTTTGGGAGTTTCCCTCATCCTCTTCATTTGACCTCAGGGATACTCCATTTGACTGGTCTGATGAAGAGTCCTGCGATGCTTCCAAAGACTCCGAGGAATCAAGGCTTATTGATTCAGATTGCTCGTTTTCAGCAGACGACTCCTGATCGCCAGAATCAGACTCTTCGGAATCCTCAGATAAATCAAGATCGGTGGACGAGGTTTGCTCAGATGAGCCTCCTCCGGAAACTGATCCAGAAAGACCGCCCCCATCCTTTGTTTCAGTCGCAACCGAGCTTCGAGAAAGCAATTGATGGCCAGATATTACCATCATTTCAAAATCGATCTTCTCAGGAAGGTCGACCATAATGCCAAGGAGCGGGTTTGACTGATTATTATTTCTTGCCGTTGCTATCCCCTGTCGTATCTCAAAAAGAGAATCCCGAAGAAAAAGATCAACCTCAGATAGGGGAACGATGTTCATTTAAAGAATCTTGCAGTGACAATCTGCCAAACTGCCGAGACAACTCCCCCTGCAACTACCCCGACAAGCCAGAGCTTTGTTTTTAGGCTATGCGAATCCTTTTCAAGGTTAGAGATCCTTTCATCAAACTCATCTAACTTTTCAACATGGAGATGAAGCCAATCGTGGATTTGTATTTGCCGCTGCTCCATTCTGGCAAGCCTTTCCCCTTGGGTCTGAAGCCTGTCGCGGATGTCGTTTAGTTCTAAATCAATGTTCACGGAGCAACATCTCCGGGGAACTGGACAACGATTGGGACGCTAAACCTCACCACGCACCCTATGTCATCCTTTTGTGTTTCTGTCCTTGTTGATGTGCCGCTTGAGGATCGTGATGAGCTTGAGGAGCGGGAGGAGCTAGAAGACCCCGAGCCGCTCGATGAGCGGGATGTGCTGGAGCTTCTTGTCCCGCTGGAGGATCTGGATCCGCTCGACGATCTTGAGCCCGAGGAGCTTGTTGACCGGCTACCAGAAGAACTTGTTGAGCTAGATCGGCTTGTGCTTCCGGATCCGCTTGACGAACTGCTATTGCTAGAACTTGCGGAGCCACTTGTGGATCGGCTGGAGCTTGCTGACCGACTTGATGAATTTGATCCGCTTGTGCTTGAAGAGGCACTTGAAGAATTGCTAGATGAACGACTTCCGCTTCTTGAGGAAGATCCTGAGTTGCTTGAGCTTGTAGATGTGCTGGAAGATCCTGAGGTTGAAGAGCTCCCGGATGTGGACGATGATCCTGAGCTTGAGGTTGATTGCGAAGAGCTCCCAGAGCTTGAGTTTGATGAGCTTCCAGATCCGGAGTTAACAGAATTTCCAGTCTGCGAGTTTAGATAATCTGCAAGTGTAAAGCTCATGATGCTTGTTGAACTCCTCCTCCAACCTCATCTAGGCGCCAGTAATTACGACTCGTCTGGGTTACAACACACTTGTCGGAACACTCAAATTCAGAAGAAGAGCCACCTGATTTCTTGCTGTCGACGGATCCTTTTTCGTCCGAGGTTCCGGACCCTGATGTTCTTATTTCACTTTCGTTGCTTGTTCTGTTCTCAAGCGATGAAGAAGAACCGGAGGTTTCCTCCTCTGATGATTCGCCGTCTGAGTCGTTTGTTGACGATTGTTGTGCTGTGACGTTTGTTGAGTCGTCCTGTTCCGAGGATGACGAAACCTCTGACGATAATCCTAGGGTGCTAGAAACCTCTTCAGAGGTGGATAATTTCTCATCCAGACTTGACGAGGCATCTGTTTCTTCTTTTCCAGATTCATCAGCCTCAAGCGAATCATTGGAACTTCCGGAAGCGGATGAAAAGACCTCATTGTCAGCCTGCTCAGACAAGGATTCGCTGTCTTGCTGATTTAGCTCAGACGAAATATCCGATTCAACCTCAAGCGAAATCTCTAGCTCACCCTCCGATTGCGAATCCTCAAGGGTTGAGATTCTGTCAAGTTGCTGATGATACTTCACTAAATTAATCTCAAAATCAATCCTTTCTGGAAGATCGCACATAACTCCTGTTGAGAAATCCAACGTATTTTGCATGCGTGAAAGGGAAACGCCGCGACGTATCTTTGTCAGAACGTCTGTAATCAAGCCCGAGGTCTGGCTAAGGGGTGCAATTGTTGCCATGATTAATATCCCGAGGGCGTTAAAACCCTGCTCATGTTTGGGCCTGACGGCTCATGATAGGTTCTTAGGTATGCCTCGGTCTCCTTTCCCTTTAGTAGCGCTGATGCCCTGTCAATCGAGGGATTCCATACAGTCGTTTGCGCTAATTCGGCGGCAATCAAGGGCACGACAAAGGCTTCAACATCAAGGTTGTTCACGTATAGTGAAAAAGCCGAGGACATCGACAAAATGGTGAACTGTTGTGGCTCAAGGCTTGCTGAAAATCTCAAAGTCGATGGCTGGGTTGGGAACGGATAAATCCGTATCAAACCCCTCACAGCTCCACCGACAACATCTCCCAGATTCTCGATTGAATAGAACTGTGGGGTGTTTGACGTTTTCGGAATAACCACCTCATCCTCAACTATTGGAACCTCTGAAATGTAGTCCAGCCGGTGCTGTTCATTAAAAATGACTGATCCTTCAATTCTTCTTATTGGGGAATACATCGGGACAGCGTCATCGTAGATAACACCCGGGTAAACACCTGTTTGCCCCGGCCATGGCTCTCTCATGTTGGATCCAATAGCAAGTGGGCACTTTCTTCCGGAAACATAAAGAGTGTCGCCAATGTCGTCATCCTGAAGGTCATTTACGCCTGAAAAGGCGGACGACCCCTGTGTCAGTGAAATGGATTGATAATTTCTTGGTGGCTTTAAAAAGTATGTTACAGGAGTGGTTTTTCTTCCGCTCGGGGCATTCAAATAGTATTTGGACATTCCGGCATTCATTGCCCCAACAACAACGGCGGCCTGATCGGCCGGGACACTGGCAGGGTCTTGGGCAAGCGCTGTAAAAGAAAGGGCTCTTTGGGCCAATTGAAGGGTTGTCATGCCGCCTCCGAAAGTGTTTGCAGGGCCCTGTCATACTCGGCCTTGAGAAGCGGTTCCCGCTGTTTTGTTTTGTCGGCAAAAAACAATGAAGAGCAAACGAGGTATCTGGCAATAGGCAGAAGAAGAGTTTCCGCATAGTTGTGGGGTATGGGTATTTGCGTTTGCGCCGTGTAGTCTGACAGCGAGTAAGATGGGGCTCGAAGGGAAACCTCGAGTGAAATCTGAGTGTTTACGACTGGCACAGGCACAACAAATATTGAAAGGGAGGTGGCATCTGGAGCCGTTCCTCGATTTTGGTCTATGAAGTAAGCATGAGGAGGCGCTCCCTGAAGTGCCGTGATGCTTCCGGCATAGATGCCCGAATAGTTGTCATACTCGCCACGAGTGCGGATCGGCCTTAACAACATTCCGTCAGAAACTCTTTTTACAGGCCCAAGAACGGACTGGATTGAATCACTTAGCCCAACTGATTTGTTGTTGGATGGAATTGTCACAAGCTCCTCGCTGCGGGTGTAATAATCCAAAAGCCTGTGGCCCTTCGTCCAAAGCAACTGCATAGCCGAGTTTAGGTCGTTAAATATTCTTCGCCGCATGATGTCTGGAGCAGAGGCATTGTTCGGGATGCCGAACACCTCGTACATGGAGTCGATGGCCTCGTTAACCTTCATGGGTTTTTGCGTGGCCGGCCCCGTTTTTTCGGCTTTTCTGCCCTATCATCAATCCTATTGCTGTCTTTGTCTTGAAAATCGGATGGATCCCGGGAGAACACTTTTTCGGCCGTCATATAGGCCTCAATAGCCGGAAGGTGGGATCCTTTGGTTTCTGTTTCTTGGATCGGATCCCGCAGGATCCTTACAATCGGTATGTAGATTTTATTGGGAACCGATAGGATGGCTTCCAAGTCGGCAGAGTCCTCTGGCCCAAGCTCGCCTCTGTCCCAAAGATGAGCCCTGTGAATAGGCGAATACACAAAGGTTCTATTGGCGCCCTTGGCGTCCTGAATCTTGAGGAATGGCAAATGAGCCGATCCCCCGTTGATAATGCAAATGGCCCTCATGAAAGAAGGAAAGGGCAGGGGAGGTTTCCCTCCCCCGCCCATTCCAAGGTCATTTAGGCAATGACCGGCAGGGTCAGGCCTGCGTAGTTCACCGCGTGGGTCAGCACCAAGTAATTGGGCTGTTCGCCGTCGGGGCGGACATACGGGCTCTGGCCGAAGATCGACGTAATGTAGGTCTTACGCACGAATTCGCCGTCGTGGTTCTCTTCCGAACGCTCGCCGTCGAGGGAACCGTAACCGCGCACGGCGGCCATGGCACCCAGAACGAGGGAGCGACCAATCGCAACACCGCTGGCATTGCACTCAATGATGAGCGAGCCAACAGGGAAGCTGTTGGTGATTTTATCGGAGTGGAACGGATCGGTTGCGGCAGTCGTGACGACAGCCGAGCCGTAGGCAGTGTTCCAATCGGCGGCCGTCAGGCGACGGAAAGCACCGCTCGCGTCCGAGGTTCCGGAGGCGATGAGGGTGCGATCCAGCGTGAGGGTCGTGCCGTTGTTCGCGCTGTAATGGAAGATGTTGTACTTCCCGTTGGTCGGGTTGACCAAGAGCACGAAGCCGTCAGCCTGCTCGGAAGCTCCGAAGCCAGCGCCAGTCGACAGGGAATCCCCTTCAATGAACTTATAGGCATAGCCCGAGAAGAGCTTGAAGTAGGGAGCCTTGCCGGCAGCGGAGGCCGCGCCGCCACCCTGAAGGGTGATGGCCGAGGTTCCGGTGGCCGTGTTGACCGCATTGCCAGCGGAGGCCTTGGCGTTCAGCGGGGAGCCGATTGCGCCGAAACCGTCGTGGTCGGTCGGGTTGAACTGGCGGATGGCGTGACCATCAAGATCAACAAATCCACCGGTGAACTGAACGCCATTGTAGCCTTCAGCGGCGGCGGCGGCCTGCACGGCGGCGAGGTACTTGGACTCGCTTTTGAGCGAGAGCAAACCTTCACCTGTGGAAACCACCACGTAGCGGTTGATTTTGTTCTTGTTGATCGTCGCAACCGTGGCCGGACGCGCACCGCGAGTGCGGAGCTGCTGGCCGGCGGCGATGATGCCATCATAGCTGACAACGTCGGAGGAACGCAGGGCGTTCACGCCGGACTTGTTGTTGGCGTAGATGTAATTCTTGCTCCTGCCTTTGTGCAGGAACATCTTCATCAGCTTTTCGGTTTTGATGCGGCCGAGCCAGTTGCCAAGCATCACGGGGACGTTGGACTTCAGCTCGGAAGCCAGTGCCGTCTTTTCCTCGAGCCGGCGGTTGTAGGAAACCGCATGCCGAAGGAAGTCAACGGTCAGGTTGTACGCGCCAACGCGGAAATCTTCCGTGTTGTCGTTGACCAGCGTGTCGCCGGTGACGCCCTCTCCGTAGAGCTGGGCCATCGTGCGGAACGTGATCTTGGATCCGGCACCACGACTCAGGTCGCGGAGGGACATAACAGGGTAGCTCTCAGTCGGCCCTTCGAACTGGTTGAAGAAGTTCTCAGCGGCTTCGGAGAGTTGTACCCCCTTCTTCCAAAGCTCGGGAAGAAACGAGGACGCCTGACTGGTAAAGTCAGTCGTCGCATTGTTGGTAGGGATATTAAGAGCAACGCTCATTTATCGCCTCCTTTCAATTTATGCCTCAGAGCTTGGCCATGAGTTCGCGGAATTGGTCCACGTCCTCAATCTTGGACAAGACATCCGAAGCGTTGATGGGTTGGGGTGTGTTGGTGCGAGCGTTACCGCTTGCGGGTTGGATGGTGGGACTGCGCCGGGCGGTGCTTGACGGGGGCGTCGTAGCAACCGGTTTGGGGGCAGGGGTAGCCTTTGGGGCCTTCGGATTCCTTGGGGCGATCCCAAGCTCGTTGGCGGCCATTTGGGCCAGCTTAAACGGCATATTGGGGTCGCTGATGATCGGATTCCCGGAGTCCTGAAGGACATCGAAAATCTCGAACATTTTCTTGGTCAGCGCGGAATCCTTGTTGGCCGTGTCAGGATAGAACTCAACAGCCTTTTGCTTGGCTGAACTGAGGGTTTCCTGACGGGCGACCTTCTCGGCTTCCTCCCGCTGAATGGCGATCCTTTCGGCCTTGCGAAACTCCTTTTGGAGTCCGGCAATCTCAAGCTCAAGCTGGGCGGCCTTGTCAAATTCAAGGTTCTTGATGGCATCGGCCTTTTCCTTGGCCTTGGCATCAAGCGTTCCTTCGATTTTGGCAAGATCCGGCACCTCTTGGGCCTGTTCCGCCTGTTCCTTGCCCTTGGCCATTTCGATGGCCTGCTCAAGGCTGAGGTCGGGGTTGCGGGCCCTGATTTGCAGGGCTTTGCGCTCGACCTCCGACCAACTTCCAATCCGTATGCGCTCAGGGAGCGTTTCCGGGTCGGGGGCAGGGGTCTCCTCGGCTTTGGGCTCTTCTTTGGCTTCCTCGTCCTTTGGCTCCTCTTTTGCCTCTTCAGCCTTTGCCGGTTCTTGGGCTTGCGCCGCTTCTTCCGGCTGTTCGGCGGGGGTTTCTGGTTGCGGATTGTCTTTCGCAACCGGTTCCGCCGGTTTGGCTTCGATGGCCTTGGGGTCCAAAGACTGGATAAGCTCGTGGTACGCGCGCTCGTCAAGCGCCGCCACGTCCACAGTCTTGTTTTGCGTTTCGTTAGAAACGCCCGTCTGAGTAGTGTTCTCGGCTTGCGCCGGAGTATTTTCGCTCATACATATTCTTTTGGGCTACATGGGGTAGCTCGCAAAAAGAATATGCCCTTGCGACGCTTAGAGTTTTCTCTCTTTAAGGGTCCAATTGATATCCAAATCCAGCCTCCCCTCGTATCCGGTGGTATTCCAAGTTGTTCCGGCTGGTATTTCAACATCATCAACAGTTATTTTTGTTTTTGTTGAATGTTTTTTGTAGGACCCCCTATTGGGTTTATCTTTTGGATGATCCCCCTCCCAACCTGATGAGGGGTATGCACCCGAGAGAAGGATGTTTGGGTAAACTTGTTTCTCAATAGGATCATACCAAGATGTTCCAAAAGAAATTTGGGCATAAGTATAAAACTTGACTGAATAATTTGAGAAATAGCACCGAATCGGGGCCTTATATGTTGTGTTATTTGGTCCAGAGCAATCCGTTGTTCCGCAAGTTGTGACTGAATAAAAGCGCGAATCAGCGTTGCTGCTACCGGGATTGATGTCAGCCGGAACAGGTGGCTGTTGGTCGCACGAAACGGAAACAGCAAGATCGTCTGTTCTTTTATATCGTGTTTGAAACCATCCTCTAGCTCCGTTTCCTAGGCAAACATTGTAACGTAATTTTTCCAAATCAGCATTTGGACGTTTCCCATAAATTGTGGGTGTGGTATTAAAGTTGGGGCAGGGCACTTCCTCGTAGGTAGGCACGGGAGTGGTTTCGTCGCTTTTTGGGCATTTGTTTATTCTCTCGATGTAGCCGGTGCTATTTGTGTCAAAGGAGCCGTTGGTTTGCTGTATGAACAACAACTCTGTTGACACGTGCGCCGTCTTCATTGCCCTATTACAACAGCTACAGCCGTTGCAATCACCGCAATCTGGCTTCATTGGGCAGTCCTTTGGCTCGTCGGATGCAGTTTTAAGCCTGTAATAACCAGACATTTTTATCTGAACCTCCCAAATTCCATTTAGCCATCTAAAATACCTATTAAGGCCTATTTTTACTCTGTTTCTTGCGTCCCAGAGCTCTTGGGACATTTCGTCCGGCTTCTTTTCTGGCTTAAGCTCGAATGGGCAGTTTAGCTGCGCATTGCCACTATAATCGTAGCTGAAATTCCCATCGGTATTCCAATAAAGAGAGGGAGGCATCGCTGTCCACTATGCCGTTTGTGTGTTTTGCGATGAGGTATTGTCGTCACGCAAAAACTCCTGAACGAGGATCTTTGCGGCGTAGCCATTGAAGCAATAAAGTGGGGCCATCAGATTGGTTTTAACATTTTGAATCACATAAATTGTATCCCCGCCGGTTGAAGTAACGCCCTCGGATGTCGCTTTCCCAAATTGGGCCAAAATAATCTTGGCCTTTGTTTGTCGCCCGCCAGAGATCACGGCTCTGAACGGCTCCGATGGCGTTTCTGCCTTTATGTCGATATTTCCAAGCTCCATGTCCGATGTTATATCAACGCTCAAAACTATGCATTGCCCTTGGCTGGATGGGAGGGATTTCCATCCAGATTCGTCTTTTACTTTTCCATCAACAAAACCTTTGGCAACTTTGAATTCCCAACTTCCTGACTGCTTTTTTCTTATTGAAACCTGAAATGGATGGGTTTCCTCTTGCTGTGAAAAATTAATTGTTCCGCCCCCAAAAAACCTAGCGTCTGTTCCGAGAACATGGCCGTACTGTTTGGCCGGGCTTACGCCAAGCCCCTCAATGTCCTGAGCACCGACTGCACCGCTTAATTTCATATAACCGGAAGGCTGTAAAGATCAATTGAGCTCTGGGCGAGGAAATATTCTTCATTCAGACCTCCAAGCCCAGTAAATCTGTCAGTCTTTGTAGTTTGGAAAAAAAAGGAACCGTATGTCATAGTTCGTGAAGGAGTTGTGGCAAAACTAAAATAATCCCCCAAATATCCATTATGGAATGGGAAATCCGGTGATGAATATATGGAGTAGGTTGGCGCCGCAACAGGAAAATTTATTATGCCTACTCCTTGTGTATACGTACCAAAAGGGCCGAGGAGCGCGGGTGGGGTCCCAGTGAGACCCCCGCAACCCGCCCATGATATCACTTTACATATTGGAAGTTGGAGGCCGAGATCGCAAACATAGGTACAGGTAGAAGAATAGGACAAATCTGACAAAAACCCCGGTTGCGTTCCGAGGTCTGGACGAAATAAAACCACCCCTTGTGAGCCAAAATTCCTAGAAACCGGAACCCTTATCAGTCGACCTTCAGAAAAACCCATAGAAGATGAGTAAAGGTCGTAAGATTGATTCAACATTCCGAATTGGTTGGTTCCACTATTTCCAAGCACATCACAAATCGGGGCGCTGCCATAAGAGGTTGACCATGGGATGGCCATGGCTGGATTTAGCGAAGTTACAATGACTGGAATTTGAAAGCTGGTTTCAACATATTCAAAAGTATCTGGGCATCCGCCCCCCAAAACTACCAAGCTGGCGCGCGTGGCGCTTCCGCCAAAAAACCAGTTCATGCCTGATGGAGTATCCTCAAAGGTGCATTGAAAGCCAGATGCACCTCCGGATGCGCCCGGAATACTCGTAAGCGTGTCCTGTTTAACAGCGAGCATGCCCTTCTTGACACGAATTGTCCGGCTAATTGTAAAAGACTTAAACTTCTCAGAATTAAGGGTAACATCGAATGTCGCAAGACCGGAGCTTTGGGGCTTCATTTTCACAAGCGTATTTTGATTGTTGGCGATTACCTTTGACTCCACAGACGCCGAAGGAGTTGAGAGGGAGGTCGTTAAGTTTGATGTCGCCCCAGACCACCCGATTCCTTCTGGCATAGTTGAGAGCAGATATCTTGGATTTGTGTCTTCAAAAGAATGCAGGTAAAACAAATCATCCGTATCCGCTCCGGAGCACCACTTGTGTATATTTTTGAGTGGAGCCGCGCTTGTGACATAGGTAAGAGAAATTGAAGAATCAAGCTTCCCAACATTAAACTGAATCACCTTGTTGTATGCCGGCGTGTCTTCTAGGCCAACCGTTAGGTTGAATGTCCCGCCCTTGTGAATGTTGAGGTTCATCGCTGTGTCTTGGTTTGCAATTTCGGTTGCTATGCCAACCCCAAAGTCAGCCACCCCGCTTCCGCTGGAAACAGTTGCCCTTACCCGCTGGTTGGTTGGTGCGCCTCCGGCAGAAACTCCCTTAATCTGAACGACATGAGGGCAACATGCCGGAAGGGTTCCCCAGCTTGTTGCGTACTCGTTAGCCTGATTTACATCAAGATTTAGTGTCAGGATTTCGGTAAAAGCCCCGGCGGCTCCAGAAAGTCCTGCCGCGCTCACAATAATTCTCGGTCCGCTTCGGAAAAAGTTTAGGTTAACTGTTGCTGTCCAAGCCAGCTTTACGCCAAGGGCTGCCTTGGTGAGCAATAAAGACCCTGCGGATATCACGCCGCCATTGCCTTGGGGTATGGATGAGATTGTGCCTGTGATTGTGTCTCCAGACTGGGAGAAAGTAATCCAGTTCTGCGATGAGATAAGATTTGTGAACTGATAGGAAAGGGCGGAAGTTGTTCCGACGTATGGAGAGCTTGGCTGGGAAAGGCTGATGGTGAATGTAAACGGCAACGACACCTCGGTCTCAAGCTCTCCGTCTGAATTTGCGTCCAAGCCGGCAGAAATTTCCGCGCTTTTTGCAGTTGCCCAAGCCGTACCAAACGGTTCTCCTGACTCAAATTTGATCCCGCTCGTGGATGAAGCCACAACCATTCTTGGTTGCACTCCGACAACCGTAACTTGGGTTGAGGAGTCGGCTGTTTGATATGTGGCGTCTCCGGGGAAAGAGCATGAAATTTCAAAACTTCCAAAAGACAGGAGGTTGATCGTTGGCGGGTAGGAGTTGTTCTTGGTTATGGTGGCAACCTCTTCATTACTTGAGGTGAACTCCATAACAGAATACCTTGCTGGAGTAAGATTGAAATTTGTTGTGAAATTAAACGGATAGCTTATGCCATTTGCCGCGCTAAGGGTAAGTGTTGCCGGAGCAGAAATCACCGAGGCAAGCTTTGTCAGCGTGATTGTAAACGAGGTCTCAAACGGATAGTAGTCGGAGGTTTCTCCGCTTGATGCAGAAATAACAGCTTCTCCAATTGAGTTCCTGTTCAAAACCACTGTGCAGATATCCCCGGTTGGGGTCGTGGTCTGTGTAAAACTTGCCACCGAGACAGCCGTTGGATTTGTTGATGTAACCGAAGTGATTGTTACAGGTGTTTCCTGTGCAATATAAAAAATTACCGTTTCGGTTCCGGTGGCAAACTCTTTCGATATATCAACTGGAGGAGTGATGGTTGGCGTTGATTTGAGGATTGAGAAAGAATCAATTCCAATCCCGACTGCCCCATCCCTCGTTGCTGTTACGCGCGCATAGTAGAAGCCCCTGCTTGTCGGGGGGGTGGAGACGTAGGTAAGCCCGCCATCGTAGCTATATTCAACAGTTATTACGCTTCCGGAAGGCGCATTGTAAGAAACTGCACCATAGGGAAAGCCTGAGTAAACCATGTCCGGAGCTGTGACAGAAACGGAAAGAGATGGCCCCCTAAGTTCATCAAAGAGGCTGGCCTCAAGGACAAAGGCGTTATTTATCGTTTTTTGTGTGTTGGGGCTTGCCGGATTTGGCTGAATAACCACGGATGACGATTTCCATTGAATTGGCCTGTCAGCGGATGGTTTGGCCTCGTATTTCTTGAGGAACTCGTCCGTAACCCTGTAGATAAGCCTAAATGGGTCGGCAACCGATGTTGTGTAGTCGGCATCCAGATCAAACGATATCTCCCCGTTGGAGAAGGAGTAGTTTGTCAGCCAGTTTTGTGGGGACGGTGAAAACGGCATTACGGCTCGTCCTTGACATCATCAAGCTCAGGTGAAATATCAAAAGCGAATTGCGTCGTGTATTTTGTGTCCTCAGGTGGATATTGATTCTCAAAAATTTCCCTGACAGAAATGCTCGTGGCGGTTGAGTCTCTTGATCTGATGTCAGCAATTGTGTCGGCAAGCTTGCTCATCACTCCGTAGGCTATTTTTCTGATGTCTCCGGTAGCTGGGTTTGCTTCCGCGTTTGAAATAAGTGGAAAAAGAATTTTTTTGAAGGTAACCCTAGTTTTGCCAGAAACCGTGGAAACTGACACGTTTCCAATCCCAAATGCCTGATCCAGCGTCATACGGCTGTTCCTGTTTCCGGGCTTGCGCCTCCGGAGGGTCCTGCATCAAGGGGGACTTGTCTTGCGTTGCCAACCGACTTTGCCGGAGCTCCGGGCGATCCCGCTTGACCAAACACACGTCCGTCCGGAGTAATTCCGTTAATTGCAGGGGGTGGCTCAAATGGCTGAATGATGGAATCTGCTTCCATAACTCCGAGGGCCTTGAGGCTTTGCCGATAAAAGAGGGATACCTTCTGCTGAACTTCCGGAGGGAGCCCATAGAACTGGGCAACCATATTTGCTGCTTGGGCGTTGCTTTGAAGCTGTTGCTCGCCGTGATAGCGGGTTAGAAGGATTTTAACATTAAGGTTGAAATTCTTAACCTCCTCTGGGGTTACGGAAACAAGGCTCACGGCATCCCCCTCTAAATAAGTAAAGGCTTCGAGCCTGTCCAAGTTGTCGAGCAGGATGGCCATCAGTCGGTTCAGGATTTGATTTAATCCGCTTTCCAAGCTCAAAAGGTACTGGCTGAACATTTCCGAGCCGGCCTGATCGATTGACCGGATCCCGGTGGCCAGCTTGGAGCTTGGGAGTCCGGAGAACTCCTGATCGCCGGCATGAACCACCCCGGACTCCAGCTGAACCAGCTGGGTGAAGTAATTCAACATGAAGTTGAGGTCTTGGTTCTTGGTTTCCGGCAGGGTGACATAAGTGAGGGCATCGGCCGCGTTGAAGCCCGGACGCAATGTATACGTCCCACCTGTGTTTAATATCAGGTTTGGGTTGGCCGACCCCTCAAAAGTTGCATCAGGGCGCCAGAAGGTGACCCTTCCTGACGCGCTTTGGGCAAAGTTAAGGCGGTTGATGGTGAGATCGATAAAGTCCTGAGATGTCTTGAACTGCTCAACCCCGCCAAGCCCATACCAGCGTCCGTCAACCGGATTGATCCTGACAACTGTGAACGGCCTCTTGCCGTCCGGGGTCACATTGGCGAGGTAGTCGTAGTAGAGGGCCTTTCGGTTGCGGACATCCAGCATGAGCATGATTTCTTCCATCACGCCGTCACCGTTAGCATCGTATCTTAGGTAGCATTCTGCCACCTCGATAGTCGGGTTTTCTTGGTCATTGGTGACCTCGGCTTCACCACGCTCGCTTCTGGCCTGTTTTGCCGCCGTCTTGGGATTGCTGCTTTCCCCTGCGGCGAGACGTATCTGCTCGATTGCGGCCTGAATTCTTGCCAGCTCAGCTTCTGGTGTTTCCTCGCTTTTTGATTTGGAGTAAAAGTCAGCGAGTTCCATCACCGGAGCGTCATAGAGATGCGCACAGAAATCCGCATCGTCCACGCTCACGGAGCTTAGCGGACAGATAAAATCCTGATAGTAGACCGGTTCAGCTGTGGGCCCTTCGTGCAGGATGATTTTGCGGGTGATTGTCTTCTCTATATAGATCGGGACTACCGGTTGCTGGGTTACGGCGTCCCGCTGGAGAATCATTGTCACTCCATCCGGTCCGGGGACAAACGAATCAGTATCCGTGATGATGTCGCCATCTTGGGCCAGAATGTCATTTCCGTTGACATCAACCAGAACCTTGGCCTTGCGCTGAAAGATCGACTCTTTCCTTTGGTGTGTGGTTTTGACCACGCACTCCCCACGGACGAAGGCCATCTGAAGAATCATGGCCACGGCCTCTTTCAGCTTGGTTTTGTCAAACTTCCAGCGGGCGTATTTCTCGACCCGCTCGGCAACATTGCGGTCAGCCGGCCCCTGAGGGAAAGTGCTAAACCAAGGATCGGTTCCTATGAAGTATTTTTGCGCTTTGGCAATCATCTGCCGGACAATTCGGCGGGTGATTGGAACAATCAGGTTGCTGTGCTCAAAAATTCCACCCATGACGGTAGGCCGCCACTCAACATTGTTTTCATAGAGCCACTCGTAAACTTGCCGGCGGCCAAGGAAGGATTCGTGCGCGGCCATTGTCCCCGTCTCGCTGCTCCAAGCAACCCCTCGAATAAGGGATCGGCCCATCTCAGTTTCGGTTTTTCGAAGCCTCTCGCATGCGTATTCGACAAGGATTTTCTCCTGTTCTTCGGTTAGTTTGTATGGGGATGAAAACCCTGTCTCGGCAGGAACCCCGCCGCCTAAGGCGGTTTCATTTGTTTCCGGCCTTGCGTTTTCTAATGCCTTCTCAAGCTCTTCTGCCTGATTGACAAGGTTTTCTATTTGAGGAGAAGCCACAGATAAACCTCCTACCTGACAAGGGCGGGTTCAACAGACTTTTTCTCATTTGCGCGTCGCGCATTTCGAACCGCTTGTCTTGCCCGTGAGATTGCGTCCTCTCGGATCGAGTCAACCATCTTGCGGGTTGCTTCTGTAGGGTTTGAGATTCTTTCTTCGGTAAGTACGTTATCGATACGGCTTCCCGCATACTTGGATGCGAGCGCAAGCATCGTGTTGTACTCCTTGGGGGTCATCTCCTCGTTTGTGGAAATGCCGTCCTTGTCCTTCATCTGAATAAACCGGCTGGGGGCTCTTGGTTGATAGCGGGTTTGCGGGAACCTTGAGTTAAAGGCAGTTACAAACCTATCCAAATTGCTCTTTTTGGACTCCATAAAGGCCAAGCCGTCCGGCAGAAGGCCCTTAGTGATACCGCCGGCAAGCCTAGAGGCTCGCTCGTTCATCCCGAGGAGCTTAAGCCCAGCTTCGGTTCCGGTAACCTCGCGCTCCTTGGGCTTCAGGTCGGCCTTGTATCTTGGCGGTAACGACAAGTCCTCGTTTCCTGTAAGGGCAGGGAGGCCCGGAAGAAATGAGTTTACCCATCCAGCCATTTCGCCCGGCCCCCATCCTGTCATTCTGTCCGTGTCCCATGACTCGTCCCCGAAGGTAAGGGCACCCGGCTCAAACAAACGCTTAAAGAAGTTTGGTATCAGCAGGGAGGAGAGCCTTTCGCGCATGACATCGTATCCCTTGTATTTTCCTGTGTCGGTCGGCGTTCCCCATCCCGATAGCTTTCCAAGATCGCGGACGGCCTTGGCAAATGTTTTTGTGAATGGGTACTTAAAGAACTCCATCACATACGCCCCAACCGCTTCGCCGCCCGTCTGCCTTCCGCGCATGGCCTGCTTCATGGCCCTTGCGGCATCAATTACATAGGCAAGTCCGCTAACCGGCTCATAGCGGCCGTAGGGGATAACAAGTCCGCCGCCAAATCCCCGAATAATGACTGATGCCGATGGGTTATTGAATTTTGTGTTAACCCCGCCAGATCCCGTGATAAGGACAGTCTTCTTGTCGTCGTCATCATCGCCTTCCGCAAGGACAAACAATGCGGCCAGACCGGTAATTCCAAGCAATGCCTCGGAGTGCCTTTGGGACAGGGTATTGTACTCAAAAGCGTTCATCCTTCCGCCGGCAGATCCTCGCTTTGCCCTCATGGCGACATTGGCCATGGCAAATGGCGAATAGGCCGCAGACGCCCGGGCAATGTTATATGGGCTACGAATCAAGATCAGGAAGCTCTGTGCAAATCGGAGGGCAAGCTCGGCAGGGGAGAGCGTCCTTCCAAAGACCCTGATTGAAGAGGTTCTTGCCACTCTATTTGCGGCCCTGCCAAGTTCCATGTTAATCATCGTCAAGGCCTCCGGAACGAGGCCGGCAAGCTCTCCAAAGGACTGGTAGTCCCTTAGCGACTTTGCCATTCCCTTGGCCTTTTGCCACATGGGCTGAGGCGTGAGCAGTTCCTCGTCTCCACGGATTGACAGCCTTTGCGTAAAGGTGTCCCGAAGAGTCCGGTCAACAGCCAGTCTCCAAGTTAGCGATGTTTTGTCGGCCAGCTCGGATTCGATGTAGTCATTCAGCGCATCACCGGAAAGACCTCTGGCCTTGCCGAGCCTGTATGCAAATGCCCCCACATAAGCCCTGACGCGCATGGTTTTGTTGTACTCGTCGCCGGCGAGCAGGATGTTGGTTCCTGCTCTCAGGACTTTCCCGGTTGTGCCCGGAATAGATTTCTCAAGAACGCCGGCCTCCCGCAGGCGGATGTCGGTTGTTTTCACAATACCCTGCTCAACCCCGAACTGAATGGTTTCGCTTTTGAAGGCTTCTGTTGCCCGGGTCCAAGCCTCTTTGCTAAAGCCAAGCCATCCGAGCTCCCTAAATGCGCGCAAGGCTTCGGTTGCCCCGCCCTGAATAGCCTCTCCAAGCGTCTTGTAGGGTGTGCCAATATCTACCTCTCGTGGCACAAGGCGTGTGCCGGCGGGGTTGCCTTCTTCGTCAAATTGCGGAACTTTCTCGAAGGCTGTTTCGGTCATGGTGACCCCACGAACCCCGCCCCGATAGTAGTTGGTTAGTGCCTCGACAAATAGGTGTATAGGAACAGATAGTTTTGCAAACGGAATGGTTGAAATGTTTGCGACCAAGGACGGGCCGCCGGAGAAAATGTTTGAAGAGAACAAGTCCGATGCAATCTTGCCCCAAGATGCCGGTCCATTGATGCCTTCCGAGATAAGGCTGTTGATCTTACCGGCCGCAACCGGGTCGTCGTAGCCAAACAGGGGATCGCTTTCAGCGTTTTCTAGGTTGTCCGTGTTGAGCCCAAAAGCGTCGTACAGGAGCTGGCGGGCCTCTTCTTCGCTAAATCCGTCCTTGTCGGGGTCATCAGGCATCTTGGCGAGCAATCCTTGGCCCTCTGAGTGCTTTTTGATGGCCTGCATAAGCTGTTTTCTGGTCATCTTGCCGGCGCGGACTTGCTCAAGAACTCGCTGGAACCGGCGGTCAGCCTCAGGCCTTAGGCCCTTTAGGATGGCCAGCTTAATTTTGTTTCTGGCGTTCTTCAGGCCGGTTTGGGCCTCAATATCTTTAACAGAATAGCCCAAAAGGTATAATTGAACCGCATCTCGCAATTGGGTGTCTTTGATGGATTCCAGCATTTGGCCGGCTGTTTGGCCGGTGCGCAGTTTCTTCTGCATGTTCTCTTGCTCGATCCCGGCAAGGCTTTTGCCAGCCTTCTGAAGGGACTGGTCGGCCTTCTTGGCCTGTCTTTCAAGGATGGACTTCTCGGCCGCACGGACCCCGCCGTCTGCAATATCTGCCTGCATCTGGGCAATTGCCGCTTCCTGCTGGGCAATATAATCAGCCCACTCTTTTGGAAGATTTGTTCCGTAAGCCGCCCGAGCTCTTGTCTTTTGTTGGGCTAAACCATCTTCAGCAACTGCTAGGCTGGCCGAAATTTCAGCAACCTTGTTTCTTGCCTCTGCCTCAAGGTCGCGCCTGTCAATGGCGGTTATTGGAGCTAAAACTGCCTTTCTAGCTGTATCTTCTGGGTTGAACGGCTTTCTGCCCTGCAAGGATCTGCCAGCCGCCGTTCCCGATTTGTCGTACTGCCTTTGGAGGTAAAGAAACTCGTTGATTTGCCTGTCATCGCCAGATTGAAATGCTTCGTAAGCGAGCTGGTTAAGCTCACGTTGGGCCGCATAATCCTCGTCCTTGGTGAGAGTTTCGTCCTCGTCCAAGTTGGCCAGCCTGTTAAAGATTCGCTCTTTTGAGATTCCGGAGGCTTTTGAGGCCGCCTCTATGTCGGTAAATGGCTCCGGGCGAGGGGAGGCCTCTTGGGATGCCCGGATGACTGCGCTGGCCTCGGGGGTATTGCCGTAGTCAACAAGGCCACGCCTTTCTCCAACAGACTCGTCACGAAGCGCAGCCTGAATCTCTTCATTTGTAATCCAGTCTCCGTCGAGAGCCTGCTGAAGCTCGTCATCTGTCATCATGTCCGGCATTCTTGAGAACAGGGCCTGACCGGATGTAGAGATGTCCTTTGCCATCTCTGGGGTGATATCGATTCTGTATATGGAGCTTCTTTTTGTCGGGGGTTTTACAACAAGCCTTCCGCCCAAAAGCGATGCCCTGAATTCTTTCGCCCCGGGCCAACTGGAATCAAGGTCTCCTCGGGAGTTTACCCTCTCCCGAAATCTGCCATCTGCATTATACCTTAATAGGTTTTCAGAAATGAGGGTAGCCGTACTCGCCACACCATTCAGCTCAATATCATCCTCTGCCATTGGCGTATTTTGATCGAGCGGAAATTCGACAGGGTTAGACCGGTTTTTTTCTCTGCGTATAAACCCGGCAATCTTGTTAATTGCGCTTATCTGTTGCTCTTTAAGCTCTTGAAATTCGAATCCACTATTGGACAGCGGCCATTCTCCTGTTCTATCAAGTTCATTTAGCCACTCGCGCAATGATTTTGCGAATACCACAGCTTCTTGATTCCGCTTTATGTCAAAAGGCCTTCCGATAAGTCCATAATTGTCAAAGGAGTATTCAATCCTTTCTATCATTGGATAGAGCTTATTAATTCCAGTATTTTTTCGATTATTTTTTAGAAGGGCTGCATACATTTGAGAGGCAATCCCTTCCCTTGCATCCGCCACGATATTTGGGAGGGTCGTTGATAAGTTTGTGCTAAAATTTTCGTCAAACCCAATATCAAGCATTGTTGCCTTAATTACATTGCTATCATCAGTGCCAATTGCTTGTACCAACCTGTTCCTGTCCTCAATGATTTTTAGGCCGGCGGACACGGCAAGTCTGGCCTCTTGCTTGGTCAGCCCATCAAGGGCTGCATCTATGCTTGTCTTGAGGATGACGGACTCAATTACGTCAGGGATGGGGCCCTCATATTGCTCGACTGGCCCAGTGCTTACATCGTCCTTCTTGATTTTACCTCCCCATTTGGAGACGTATTTTGATATCTGCTGGTAAATGGTTTTGTCGTAAAGATTTCTGAGTTTTTGCGAGCCGAACTCAAGGTTTTCACCCTGAAGGTCAAGAATTCTGCTTTGCGCAATTTTATGCTCTTGCTCGTCTGTGGGGGAAAATGCGGATTCCTCTACCCCAACTTCTGCAGCCCGTCGCATTAAATCGTCGTATGGCTCAATAAAATTAAAGTCAGCCCCAGCAAGCGGAGTGATCGCCATAGCCTTTTCGGCAATTGGTTTTCCAACTAATCCGGAAAGTTTTTTGCCATCAACAATGTCTTTCTTGATAATGCGTCCGTCCTTGTATGCCGCTATTGCGTAAAGAATCTCTTCTTTTGGTGCGGTTGATTCGTTATTAGGCCTCGTGCCCCCGAAAGGAGTATCCCTTTTGTTGTCTTGCTGAATCTCGTCAAGAAGAGTTCCGGTCTCGTTGTCTGATACGGCAGGAAACCTATCTACCCTTGAGTGGGCAATGTAGCTTTTCCCCTCAAAGTGCTGGCCGGACTCCTCGGATCGGCTGTATGTCGGGTCTATCTGTCTCCCGGTCTTAAACGGAAGGATCCTGATTCTATCAACCAGTTCTGTTCTGTTGTATCTTTCAATCTGCGAGTCGCCAGTTGAAAATCCAATCCATTTGTCGCCACGCTCAATGCTTTTTGCAAGCTCGAGCTTAAACATTTGCAGATAAGGCGATCCTCCCTGAGGCTTTGTGGATTCGATATAGTCCAAAGCCCTCTCAAAGTCAGACCCTTCGCTTATTGTTCCGGTGAGGTATCTTGGAAGCGTTTCAAGAGGAACCTTGGTTTTGCTGATAACCGCATATTTTCCTGTGTAGTTTTTCTGAAACTGCTCTTTTAGTTGTTCACTTGAAAATATTGGCGCGATCCCCAGCCCTGACGGGGCCTGAGATGCCCTAATTGACTCTCGCCCGCCGATTTCACCAAGGCTTGTTTCAACAAGATCCGTATATCCCTCGGTCAGCTTCTTCCAAGCCTCCTCGCTCATGATGGCCGATCTTCGCGGGTTGCCTTGTTCTCCAGATATAAAAAGCATTGCATTGCTGGCTGGCTTGACTTCCGCAATCACATAATTGCCATTACCAAGAATTTCCGCTTTCTTTTGTTCTGAAACCCTGCTCCAAAGCTCCGGAGGCCTTCTATCAATAATCCTTGAGCTTGGATCTGCGAACCGCAGAACCCTCTCTGCGTAATCTTGACCGCGCTTGTTGCTTGGGGCATCGCGAGTTTCGCGAGTGAGCATTCCTCGTGTACCGTATGCTGAATATTTTGCGTTTGGCCCGGTTAATGTTTCTACAAAGAACAAATTGCCCAACGCATTCTTAACCTTTTGGATAAGCAAATCCTTGTCTACTCGTCTGTTTTCAGGATTTGGGCCTGATTCAGTAGTTGCCTCTTCCACGAGGCCCTCAAAATCGACCCACCTAAGCTCTTCGGCGCGAACTCCCGGGGTTTTTGTGGCTATATCCATCACCTGACCGATGGTTGCCTTTGATGGCATCTTGGTCTCGATGGCATCTATAAGCCTTGAGTAGAACTTCGCGAAGGCCTTTCCGCTATGCCCAATCGCTCCTCCAATATAAACAGGGATGTCTGGAGTCCTTGCATCCAAGCTTAGTCCGCCAAAGTCAAATTCGTCCTGAACGGCCTTGGCGGCCTCGGCTCTTCCGGCTGTTGCCCTGCGAAGTAGGTTTGGAATGTCAAATAAGCGAAGTTGAACCGGTATTGGCCAGTTAAACTTAATGGCCATGGACTCGATCCTTTCAAACATATCAAGGTCTTTTGGCTCAAATTCGCCTGATTTAATCTTGTCTCTCAGCTCGGAGTATTTGGCAAAAAGACGAGCAGGGGGGAGGTCTGGGACGCGGGCCTCAAGGGAAAACCCAGAAGATTGATCGACGGCTTTGCGAAATTCATATCTCTGTTCTGCGGCCGTTTGGAGCATCCGATTGCGTGAAAATAGGCTGTTATATTCTTCCAGCCTTTTGCTTTCTTCGGCTGTAAGTGGATTCTTTAATTCAAGCCGTTTCTTTGATGAATAAATTGAATCAATAGCCGAAAGCGCCTTTTTATAGGCCTGTTTAAAACGTATTCTTGCAATATTGTCCGGCCTATAATATTCATCGATGCCAAGCGCATTTGCTATTTCCCGAAAGCTCATTCCGTCAATTCGCATCTGAATAACTGAAAGTTCATTCTCGTTGAGGAACTGAGTTATTGCCCCTAACTCATCCGTCTGGAAGAAGTCTGGAACTCGAGCTTCAAGGCCAAGCTCGAGCTGTCCGGTTGCCTGTATGGTCGTTTCTCGAATGTCCTTTTCGTTTTGAACTCGCTCTCTGGCGATTGTTTCAATTGTCTGTCCACCCATGTCGCTCGACAAAAAGCGGTTGTAATCCGCAAGCTTTTCCATGTCTTCGTCTACGCCGGGATAGACTCTTCTTTGGCTTAATTTTTCTGCAAGTTGGTTCCTTACTGCGTAGATTTGGTCAACCGCGAAAAGCATCCTTGAAACTGCCTCACTATATCTTGTCCTAATGATGTTATCTCTTCGGTCAACCTGATCGTCCTCAATTCCGTACTCATCCGCAATATCCTCAAAAGACATTCCCTGCGCTCTTTTTTGGAGCAGATCCATCATTGCTGAATTGATGAAGCGGCTCAGAACGCTCGATACTGGCTGATTTTCGGCAAGCAGGGTTTCCTGAAGATTGGCGGCCTCTTCAGCTCTTTCATCAAGCTCGTTACCGGTGGCCGGATTGACAAATTTACGCTCAACAATTCCCTCCGTGTCTTCCTCATCCCGAATCTCTGTTGGCCGCATTGCTCTTGCTTCGGCTGAGGTGACCACAAGAGAGCGGCCTTGGTCGTCGTAGTTTCCGACCAGCTTTCGGATGTGGTTTTCAATAGCCCGCATCAGGAAGTTGTTGAGCCTGATTTCCTCCCTAGCTCCGGATATGTGCCTCTGCTCAAACCCCAGCTTTTTATCCGCCTCAGTCATTGCGTTTGTGACATCTTCCAGCGATGGATTCTTGTTTCCGCCGGCCAAAAGATTGCGGATGATGCGCTGGACAAATGCCTTTCTTGCCTCGGCAAAAAGGTTTATGTCCTGCTGAGTGGCCCCAAGCCTTGTGTTAAGGAAGTCCTTGGATATCTGCTTGCCTGTCTCTGATTTGGAAAGAACATCGATGATCTTGTCATACGCAATTTCTCGGAACTGCTCTTCCCCATATCCTCTTGCAAAGAAACGATCCACAGGGGTCATGCCTGACGAACTAGCCTTATTAATCAGGTAGGTGATTATCTTGCCGCCGGGCCTGATCCTTCGGTTGCCTTCTTCGTTGATTGGGTCGTAGGTGGTTTCTTCTTCACCGGTTTCAGCATTTGCAACCCTTGTAATCCTTGCTCTTGAGATGCCCTCCATTGGGGCGATCTCTTGGGCGATAAGGTAAGCGTTCTTTATGGATTCTTCGGTTGCGCCCGTCTCCGGGCCGTCGTCGCTTTCTGGCTCTTCAGAGGATTCAAACAAGTCCACGTCGGGCGTTCTGGCTCGAAGTGAAAGGGCTCGACGGCCCGGGAACATGAAGTCTGGAACCCTTGCCATAAGTTCGGATATCGTCTGGCTTTGCCCCGGGAAAATGGGGGCAGGGGGCTTGGATCCTTCTGGGTAAATTGCGCCGGCCTTGTCGAGGGCAAGGCGGATAAGATTCAGGTTTGTCTTTGGCTCAAATCGAGTTTCCATGCCCGGTAGCATTGTCTCTCCGCGCTCTCGGAAGATGCTGGCCACAAACTCGGAGTAGTTAGCCAAGAAGGCGGCTACTCTTTCTGGGGATCCCTTGATGCCGTGGGCATTGTCAATCGTGGCAAGTTGGCCGGCGACCCCAGTAACCGAGGAAAGCCTTCCCTCGCGGACAACAGGGATCAGGACCATTGCCTGCATGGGGCTGATAGAACCAAAAATCTTTGACTGGCTTACATAGTCCTCATAGTTGGCGAGGCTAACCATGGCGCGAGCTCTGTCGTTGCCACTCTTGCTGGCGGCGGCGTCCCGCTCTGCCCGATAAGCCAAATAATCAGCAATTGAATTCTGAATGGCAGTAAGCGGATTGGCCATGCGGGCCTCTTCGCCAAGCTCGTTTTCATACTTCTTGAAATCTCTTTTGACGTTAAAGAGGGAAACCGATGCCTTCTCGAGCCCTTGACGGAAGGTTTCAAGCCCGTTGTTCCGGGCAATGGTCGGGGATACGAGCATGTTGATTGTGTCAAACGTCTGCTTGTTGAGGAGCATTTCACCATTTTCATTTTCAGGAGCGAAAACGAATGCAAGGATTGCCCTGCGGATTCGGCCTTCAAAAGCCGGCTGATACACCCCGTTCTCGTAAAGGTTTCTGTCCGAGCTAAAGATTTTAAGCCATTTTTCTAGGATTTCGTCGTTTTGGCCGGCAGGGGAGCCGTCTTGGTTGAGAAGACTCGGCACTCCGTTGACCAGCACTTCCTTGGGAAGGCTAAGGCTTGGGTCGTCCCGGATCTCAAGGGCATCGGCAAGCGCAATTTCTGCATTGTTTTCGTTGCCCGTTCCGAGGTTTGCATCTCTGGCAATACGCCGAAGTTGCTGTTTCTCGGTTCCGAGAGACGGATTCTTTGTGTTGTTCCAGTCAATTTTCCTTACGAGAACAGGCTTTTGTCCGGAGGCTATGATTTCATCCACTTTGCCGGCCAGATCAGGGTACTTGACCTTCAGGCGGTTTGCGTAGTCGGCAACCCTCTCGTCGGATGCCATTTCATACCCGCCCTTGCGCCCGTGGCCGGCGACAATATCAAAACCCTGCTGACTGACCGCATAGGGGTTGTCCTTGGCCTCAATGACAGTAATCGGCCCGGTATCCAGCTCGGTTGTGTCTGTCGAGGCGGCTCCGTCTTTATCCCAGTCCCTTCCAATCTCTGCAATTTTGGAGGCATAAGCGGAATCACCTTGACGGCTTCGCAGCTGAAGCTCTGTCCCAGCCATGTCGTTAAGGCTGTTTAGCGGGACAACCTCAAGGTCATAACGTGTCACGCCATACTCGGTCTTCCTTGTGTTGGTTGACTTCAAGCCTTTGGTTTGTGCGGCTTGAGCGGATGGGGCAGGGGATGGGGCAATAAGCCTTTGTCTGGCATCTTCCGGAGACATCCTTGAGATTTCCTCCGGTGAAAGTCCCGCATCCCGAAGCCTGCGGGTGGTGGCATTATCTAGCGTTGGCTGGACTTCCTGCCGGCCGCCCGGTTCCTTCATTTCCAAAACGTCATTGATTGACTGGATTAACCCATCAAGCTCGTCGGCAACTTCGGGAGATGCATCACGAAGGCCCCTGCGAATACCCTGAATCGCCCTTAAAACAGAGCGAAGATAGTCCTTGATAGTCTGCATCACGCTCGCCAGAACGCCACCGCCCTTTTGTGCGTTGATAACCTCAACAGAGGATTCTGTTAGTCTGCTCTTCTGGCCAAGCTGTCGAACAAGCTCTCCCATCAGCGTAAAATCGCTGATCCTGTTTTCCTCGGCCCACTGCATGAATTCCTCTGCCGTGTACCCACCCTCCTTCATGGGCGGACCCTTGTCCCCCATATAGACGGAGGCCGAGCTCATTAGGCCCTCAAGAATCCGCCCGTCCTGCTTGGATGCCTCGAAGATGCTTCGGTAGAGCCGAGACCTTTCCTCGTTGTAAAACTGGAGGTAGTCGGTTCTGCCGGCTTCCTTTGCTTTGAGCGCGCCGGCGACAAAGTCGGCCATGTGGCGGAATTCCTCATTGACGGCCCGGTTTGTGTACTCGGGGGACTTGCCATCGAGGGCAACAAACATTCTTGGGTTAATCGTCAGGGAGATGTCGCCATCCTGATTGAAGCTGGCCCGAAATGCCGTTTTGGCATTTGAATCCTCCTTCAGGCCAATACCAATTCCGTAGATTGACCTAACCTCTCCGGCGAACCTTTGAAACCTATTTCTTGCGCTTAAGTATCTTTCTTTTGGGTTTTTGCCTTCAAGGCGGCGCATGTATGGGTTGGCAACTCCAGCCACCCTTGCTCTCTGTTGTTCATTTGTGGAGAGCAGGGCAAGCGGCTCTTCACCAACCAAGTCCTGCTGTTCTGCCGGCCTGACTGCGCCAATAGAATAGTTTTTTGCCCCTTCGCTCTTCAGCCTTTGGATGGCCTGCATGCGGGCTCGGTCTTCATTTTCGGCCTCAATCGTGAACGTTCCCCCTGCCTTGCCCTTCTTATATTCAACCGCCCAAGTTGTGGTTGTTTTTGGAGCCCGCTCCGCTGGTGTTTGGGCTTCCGGAGAAGCCATTTGCGATCTGGCCAACTCCTCTTTTTGAGCGCGAATTTCGTCAGCTGGGGCAACCTCATCAAGCTTCGGCGGCTCCTGACCAAGTTGGGCTGGGGCATTTTCATCAAGAAGGTTCTGATTGCTTGCAACGATAGACTCAAGGTTCTTGGCCTTTCCTCCCAAGAATCTCATAAACGCCGGCGATACAATTGTCTTTCCGTCCTCTGTTTGCTGAAAGAGCTTCGTCCCTCCGACTTTCCCCTTGGTCTCAACATCGGTGAGGGGAGCCCCAATTGAGAATTTGGCCACGGCTAA